TGCCTTATTTATCAATAAATTAGATTTAACTGTTGAATTAAAATCCGGACTTTAAAGTCCGAATTTATTCATTTCTTCTGGTGTCATCTTGAACAGTTCTTTCGCATTATTTGCAAACGTCTGTTCTTCTTCTTCCTGAATTCGCTTATCTAATTGACAAGCAATCTCTGATAAGTGTTCCCGGAAGGAATCGTAAAGTTGAGTATCAACAATACCTAAAACCATACAATGATTTACTGGGATGTGTTTTCCTAATTTTTCCATAGTTTCATGCACTTCAACAATTTCAGAGATAAACATTTTGTTGTTGTATGAAGACATGACAAGCATCCCAGGTTGGTAGTCACCTCCTTCTGCAGCATACATAGTAATGGTTTGCTGATTATTTACTGACTTTACAATTAACTCCACTAAGTGTTTCTTTTTCCAGCGTTGGAGTAGACGACTTTTAGTTTCGAGCATTTCATTGATTTTACTCATGGTTTTTCCTTACAGTTTGATTGTTTCATTGTCCCGGACCACAACATTGGTCGGCATCAGGACGATTTCACCGTTTTTGAATTTGAAGTAGTCACTTTTACCTGCACCGGTAAGGACTGCATTAATGCGTTCCCGGGTTACGTTGGTTTGGAAACCACAGAAGTTCACCACAACAGTATTATCTTCGTGAAACACCTTGGCAATTTCGCTGCCATGAAGTGAAACAGAAGATTCTTCTTTGGTCAGGGAATACTGAACCAAGGTGTTGCCTTGGTTCATGTTTTCTTTTTTCTCAATAGCGAGTGCTACTTGTTGGTCTATTTTACGCATTGTACGTTTCCTAAAGTTGAGTAAGAAATTGTTGGTTTCATATCTTCGAGTTTGTCCGCCTGATCAAAGTGTTCGATTGCTACTTCTTCAGAGTCAAATCCTCCACAAGATTCTCCGGTTTCGATAAACTTAATCCCATCTTCTTCTTCAAATTCATCGTAGAGGTGTTCTTTACCTTCAGGGATGATGAAGATTTCCTTGGCGTAATACCATTCACCGTTCAGGAACTGGTTGATGCCTGTCTCAACCTGATTGGCTTGTTCTACAGACTCAGCAATAACGAAAGCGTTGGCGTCATCTACATCTTCGGCATCGTGCTTGATTTTAGACGAGTCAAAAACATTGAGCATGTAGTTGTCACGGCCTTCGGTAACATCTGCCAAAAACACACAAGGATTTTTATTTAGATATAAATCGACTGCTGTTTCACGCATTAAATCAAGGATTCCTAAACAAGATTCTCCATCTTCGGTATAGGTGGTGAAATTACTTACGCTGATCCACATTTCATGGAAGAATTCAATGAACATATCCAGAGTAGAAGTTGAAAAATTCTGTTCTTCTGTAGACATTTGATTTTCCAAATGGCTAATCCAGGTTCTGGTCATTTTGATGAAAGCAGTATTGTCCTCCCGAGTTTCTTCCAACATATCGTCAATGTCCATTTCCAGACCATTGAAAATGTCGAAACTTGAATATGTAATGTGACGACCCATATCATCAAAATATTCACGAAGATCTTCAAAATCTTCTTCTTCAAGACGGTTTTCTAACCACATTACATGACTGGAATAAGCAGGTTTCCAGCGTTCATTCCAGATAGTCCATGCAATTTTGTCATAATTCACAGACATAAACGCTTCTGGTCGTCCATGTGTGGATTCCATCATTCGCAAAGCCATTTCCCAGTTGCTTTTGGCGTTGCTTGCCATAGATTCTGTATAAGAACCAATGTTGGTGTTTAATTCCTCCTCAAGATAAAGGAACAGGCTCTGCTCATTGCTAAAGACCTTATCTCTCATATTTGAAACGCTACGAGAAGACTTATCAATGCTAATGGCACGATCAAGCCACTCGTCATAGTCCTGGAGACTGTTCCAAAGACGTTCATATTCCTGTTCAATAATCAGGCCATAGTTGCTGTTTGGGTATTTGTGAATCGTTGTCATGGTATGTTTCCCTTAATTAAATAATTACTTTGGTTTAAGCAGATGTTACGTTAGGAGTTGTTTCCTGTTCTTTCAATTGTTGAACTTTCTCAATTAAATTATTGAGTAGTTCGTAGCGTTGTCCTTGAACAACACCACAATTGGGTTTATTTTCTGGAAAGATATTATTCAAAATATCTTCAATCAGAACCCGATGTTGGGAGGCAAGCTGCAGCATCGGCTTCCCGATTTTGTTATTGCTTTCATAATGCTTTCGCAAATATTTGAGCGTTTCCAGCTGGTTTTTTGCATCTTTCAAAATATCATGCCAGTCGTTTTTCAATAAAAACTCACGGTCCGAAAGGACCGTGGCTATTAAAGAAATTGACGACGACTCAAGTAGAACTTGGGTTATCTTTTTCATCGACATTCTCTCTTGGTTCGACCGCTGTGATATGTAAGACGGTCAGGTTTGGTTTCAAGACTGGAAATACGGTGACAATAAACTTGTCGCTCATGTTCCGTCGCATTAAGGCGTTATTTGCATCTTTCCGAATTTTTTCAGCCAACGCTTTATCAGGGGTTCCCCAGTAATAGCGATCAACCACTTCTTCAACCATCATCTGGATGACTTCATAGGTTGGGATATGTTTCATTGATATTGAACCTCAATAATGTCGTACATGCTGAACATCTTGTTTACATGCCCATTTGGTAAATATTCCCGACCGTTCTGGTAGTAACTTTTCATTTTGTAGTTACTATCCCCACCGGTTTGTTCCATCTGCAGCATATAAATACCACGGTTTGTATCTTCCAAAATATCCTTGACCGTGTACCAGTGGTTGGCCCGGTTACAGACACGGATGATTTTTGGGTTTGCTTTTTTTACTAAGGATAAATCTACACACATAGCTCCATGAAGATTTCCTTTGTGTGTGATGTGGGTTGAGTTATCCAATGTGGTGACTGCAATCACATCGTTAATACAAGGTCGTGTCTGGTTTGGTAGGAAAGAACCATCTTCCTGAACCAATAAATTGGTATGTTGAATTTCTTGCTGTTTTTTATAGAAGCGTTGAAGTTTCAACAACACCCATCCTGGCTGGGCCGGTTCAATACTATTGACCTGCATAGACAGCCCAGATCCCAGTTGCACATATTGACGTGCTGGAAAACCTGCTGCGTTTGTTTCTGAATTTTTTAACAGTGCTGATAGTGTCATTCGTTTAGCCCTAATTTTTCATTTAAAAATCGTAAATATCGAGTGTCCATACTTTCTTTGAATTGGCGTACAAACATACCAATTTCTGACCTGATCAATTCTCTCAGTATCTCGTCTGTAAGATAACCTGAGATCTGGGTTCCTCCTTTTTTCTTCCACTGGATTTGTTGGTCAAAACGTTCAAGTGATACATAAGGACTCACATGAAGTTTCACAAAACCATATCCGGTTCCTGGTCTGGTTAATCTGACCTTTGGCGGTTTTTCATAATACCGTAAAAGTGTCAGGGTGAAATTGTCGGCCAACATGGTTGGGGTTGGGTGGGGAATACGCTCCAAGTCCTGGCCATTGATTGGGATAAAATACTTTCCTGTTGGATCTCCAATATTGCTGCCATGGTTTCGTTTCAGATACCAACGGAGGAACCTGCTCGGGTTTCGATAAATCGAAATTCCATACGGAAACAGATTCATCATATATACCTTTCGCTTGGCCTCGCTCCGTGGGTGGGTCTTGGCACCTTGTCGATACGTTTCTCGGACCAGTTGGAGCCAGTACAGGGCAAAACTCAGGCTGGGGGATTGATCCCCGTTGTGAGAAAATGCCTGCCTGGCATGATACAAGGTCTGTTCCTTGATCGAGTCAGTGCTCAGAGGTATAAGCTGTGTTGGTTTGTCGAACATTTTCTTCTCTAATTTCCCATTCTAGTTTACGTGGTAATTTAACTGTTCCATGATAAACCTGAACTAAGTTCCCGAAATCGTCCTGAACATATTTCGTGTCTGTATAGTGACTTCCACGAAAATGATGGTTATCACACCAATACATAATATCTTTTTCAAAACCTTTAAAGATCTTGTTACTTGGGTGATAACGATCAGGATGGACAGATTGGTTAAATCTTTGGAAACCTCTACTTTTGATAATTATTTCCATCTTAATCTTCCTAACACATAGGGTTAAAATTTAAAATATCCACAACATCGTCACTGTATGGTGCTTTCAAATGAATATTTTTAGAGAAGTATTCCATGCACTCTACGAATGTTTTCCCAAATAACTGTTCAAGATGATTCCCTTTCAAAATTAGAAATCGAGAACCGTACTTGTGATTTTTACCATAAGCACAGGTTATAACAATGGCTGTTGTTACATCCCCATAAATATGTCGATCTACATTGTTATAGCTTATGTAGTGCCAAGGGGATTGTTGATAGGCTTTATTTGGAATTAAAACAGGGAATCCACCCATAAAACGCATCTGTGATGTGTCTTTTTCCATTTTATTTTTCCTCAAAATAATCTAGGTCAAATCCCAATTCAAACCAATCCACATATTTACAATCACTGATATATGCTTCCCGGTTTGAGTGCTTCACTTTAATACCTGGATGTTCAATGATTAGTCGCGCCAGTTTGGGGTTGATGCGAGTCCAGTTCTGGTCGTCTATCTTAATAGATGCCGTGTGTTTCGCATTTAACGCATTGATTCGGATTTCATACGTTGGATATATATCCATGTTTCGATTAGAAAAACGATGGTTGCTAAACTTGTGAGCATAATAGACTGCTTCAACACCATCCTCTCTTGAATCAATCGGGATCGGTTCACCTAAGTAGTCCTTGTCACATAACTTGACACGCATTTCATGCCAATCTAGTTCGTGATTATAATTCCAAACCGAAAGGGTAAGTCGTTTATCTGGGTTGAGCCGGTTGAATAACATCCACCCATCTAAGCGGCGTTTAAGGGATTTTCGAATCATTTCTTTTGTTGGGAAGGTCATTTGTCACCTCACATATCAAGCGTCAGGATGTAATTTCCTAGACGGTTATGATCTAAATAACATTTGAGAAACAAAAACTGTTTCTCGTTCAATACATAGCACCAACGTGGGAGTTTAGAATCTATCCGACCATATTTGGTGACTTTCAATTTTTCAAGAAACAAGATGTGCCTTTCTCGGTGCATTTTTTCCACAACGAGTTTCATACTGCTATGTTGCTTATCCAACTCGTCAGCAAGAGTTTTAGTTGTATGTCTCATATTTCAACTCACTCTGCACAACGGCAATGGTTGCTATAACACAGATAACTGAAATCCCCATCCTCATGGGGTTTTTCACATACAATTTCGTAAACAGTATCTACATATTTGAAGGTTTGGATCTTAACAGCTGTTACAACAAATTTATGATCTGTACTTTTATTACGTAAAACCATCCCGGGTTTTAAATCCAGATGTTTTGGAAGTACAGGATTACTTATTGTGGAATTCAGCGGTAAAACGCGGTCGTTGTGTTTCAAACAAACTGGAACCTGCATATAAGCATAGCGACCATCAGGGAGTAAGCCTTGAATATAGCTTACGTCTCCAAAATAGTTGTCGTACATTGAATTCCAATGTTTGATTGCTTCTTCAGCTGCTGCAGCGTGGTTGTCAGCTGTGCCTAGTGAGTAGTCCCAAGGTTGGGTGTATTCAAATTCATCCGTACCTTGGTTTGAATATTGAACAAAAATAGATGTTCCTGTTTCTTCCGTAGGTGCTACTGATTCAGAAACAAAACCGTATTTGTATGTTTGATAGATAGTCATGATAGTTTTCCCTTAATTAATTAATTAATGATTAAATTTCAATTACTTGCAACATGTGTTCAAGGAGTTCGAATCTATGTTCGCCTTGCTTTCCTGTCCATGATGGCTCTCTCAGATATTGAGCAAAGGCACCGTCCCATGATGGATTTTCATCCCCAACGAAGATTGGGTAATCTTTAAACCCTGAATACTTAGGCCACGATGTGAAACAGTGATCAAAGATAGTGTCCAGGATTTCTTCAAGGTCAGGTGTAACGGGTTTACCTTCATTGATAAGATCGTTGTAGATTCTACTTTGAAGGTTTGAACAGATACCTTGATCATTATTGCTGACCTTTTTAACTTTTAAAATATATTGGATGTTTTCAATTAAAACATCAGTTACTTCTGGAGAAATAATTTCCAGGAGCTGCTTAACTGTGAGTTTGCGTTTGAGCAAATATTCCCAGAAGGTGGTTTTGTATAGATAACATTTGTGGTTGTCCATAAAGACCCGATCGAATATATAATCCTGATCTAAAGGCATCCACTTTTCGTTCCATTTCACACTGAAAAAATCACCGTCGTTGTAGTGGTAATGAACAGGGACTTTGTTATTTAAAATATTTTCATCTTTCCAAGCATATTCTCTTAGATCTTCTCTTAGATCTTCTTGTTGACACACCACAAAAGCGTGGACATTTCGGACTTGCTCTTTTACGGCCTGAGCATGGCCTCCGGTTCTAACATGGAATCTGGCGTTTTTCGCGATCCCTGCAACAATATTTTTCTGGACAAGGCCGTCTACCTGGACACTAAACGTTTTCGGTTTGCTGTGTAGATTCAGGTAGATGTAACAATTTTGGGTCAAGGTATTTTCTGACATGGTAGTTTCTCTCATTGATTAGAGCTACGAAGCTGGATTTTTGTTCAGGTTTCAATTTACAGACAAAGAAACGTCCGTCTCTTTCACTGGTAATGAATCCTTCTTTGGTGAAGCGTTTTGATAAGTTGCGAAGTCGGTCACTGGAATATTTAAAGCGATCTATATAGAATTCGTGACCTCGCAGCATGTGGTTATAAAAAGAAACCTGAGATCGAAGATCTAAAGGAATCTCAACTTTATTTTGGTGGGGCATTAGTGATTACCTTCACAATATCTTTTGGTGATAAATATTGATTTAATTCCGTGTGGTTTTTACCTTTTATTGAATAATATTCAATTTTATGTTCAGCTCCTTCAAACACAATGAAAAAATCCTGTTGGTTTTTTTCATTTTTCTTTTCTGGTAATCTGCCTATAGCAATTACTTTAACAACGGAACGATCAAGCAGCTCCACCAACGTTCTAGGTTTGATCTTTAAAAACTCTTTTTCGAGATTCAAAATATCTGGAAGATTCGACATAAAATCATTAACACACCCTAAAAAAGAACGATGTGTGTCGTTATATTTGCTGTCTTCAAACAAAGATTTTAAACCCTTGCAGATATGCCAGTGTTGGTCTATATCTGTTGTTTCCGCCCAGGGTTTTGCTTTTTCTTGGATATAAAAAGCATAAGCGATTGTAAATTCAAAATCATTCTGGGTCATCATTGCTGCTTCTCCTTAGATTGAACTTTTTCCACATGCTTAATTAGAATTTCTAAACGTTCGATAGCGTGGGCCTTGGTGATGGTCTCGCCACGGTTGTTAATATTGCTACCAAAAGCGTAAAGGTCTGGCATGAATAACTGAATAGAAATCCGATATGGTATATTGAAGAATTCAGCCCCTGCATTGGTTCCGAAAGAGTTTTGATATACTACCTCTCCTAAATTTAAGTCATAGTGCAGTCCTCTTTCACGGAAGTCTTCAATAGTTGCAGCCCAACCCAGCATACAAGCCACTGTTCCGCATTCGTGTTTCAAGTCATACGAAGTCACAGCCCAGGCTGAGTCATTAGGCTGCCCGGGTTGTACGTTTAAGTTCTTTCGCCAATGGTTGAGATTAAACTTTTCATCCGGCACTTCTGCTTTTAAAAAATCCCGAAGTGTTTTCAAACTTTCGAGATTTGTATATCGGAAATAATATGGGTCTGTTGCGTTTAAAATCTCAATAAACGGTGTGTTATTCAATCGCATTTGAATATCCTTTTTCAAAAAAGTCACTGAGGTTGATTCCCTTAATAAGTTCACCATGTCGGTTATATTGCTCACACCAACCGTCGAAGTGTCCGTCTTGGGTGATTGAAACACATTTGATGCTGTATTCCTGCATGGCAAAGGATGCGTGTTTCTTGATAATTGCCTGGATCTGGTCCAATTTGTCGGTCAGGTCGAAGTAACCATCTAGGTGTATTCCTGTTTGGGCAGGGTGAACTTCCAAACGTTTGTTTGGTCCTACCAGGTTGCGGATTTCATTTACACAGCGGATCATATCTGCTGAAGATACAAACAGAAGTTCTGATGAAAACCAGCGGTGGTTTTCGAGTTGTTTTCTAGTCATGGTTTAATTCCTAAAATTTAATCAGGTTTAATTGATAAGGAAGGAACTCGTCATCGTCTATGATCAGGTTCCCGTTCGGGGCGATTGTTACCAATGTATTTAGTGGTAGAGAGAGATAGTGACTCCCATCATCATATTCCAGGTCTAAACAACCTTCTCCTTCATCATATTGTTTTAATGAGAAAGTTTGACCTGATCCATTGTGGATAAAACAGCTTGTTTTTTCGTACACCTCGGAAAGCGTAACCGTTGTTCGTTTAGAAAAACTTAAAATGTCACGTGGGTCTTCAACATTTTTACCCCATTGGTACATTCCATTTGGTCTGTAAAAAAGAGGTTTTTTAGTTTCTACAAACTTAACGTGGATTCGATATTCCAGATCCTCATGGTCTGGGTCATAAATAATCTGGTCGATAGTTAGATGTGCACCGTTTCGGAGAACAACAGTGTTCCCGGGTTTGGCCTGGGTTAAATCGATTTGTTCCATGTTGTGGTTCCTATTCTGGAAAAATGTCTTGCTTTTCAACAAGATACACCCAGTCCCCGTCTTTTAACAATTCAGAGACATTGGCATAGCTTGAGAATGCCCAACAGCCAGTGTTTGGGACATAGATCATGACCTGGCCTAGTTTCACTGTGTAGTACAGGAAAGATGTATCGACCTTGACACAGATCAAGGCACCGGCAGGGGCTTGGTTAAAGAGCTTGTCACGGTACTTTTCAATCATGTGTTTTGATAGTGGTTTGGTTGTCATAGCAACTCCTTCATACTTTCCAGGAATTTTCTGGATGCAGCAATATCTTCTTTTATATCAACCACTGCGGTGTGGCTGAACATTGAAATAAATGAGTTTTCCTGTTCTTTCCATTTTTTGTAGAGGAAATCTTCCTTATCATCCTCGTCTTCAATTGAGTCACTTTCACGAATGTAGCTTTCAACATAATCCACAAACTTGGTGGTTTCACGGACCATGGTTTTGATAATTTTACGAATGGTTACTTTGTCAGAAACAATGAGAACCCCATAGCCGAATTGGTAGTTTTCCTCTTGATAAAGATCAACCTTTTCATCGTGTTTAAAATGATCAATCACATCAAAAATTTTTTGACCTATCAGGTCGTAAGCATCGTAACTTTCTGAGCTGTTTCCAATTGAGAAATTTAGAAAAGTTCGATGTGTTACAACTTTAGATTCTTGAATTGTCATTGCCAAAGCCCTTTTTCTAATTCATGGACGGTTAAGGTCAGGATATAATCTTCAACATTAAGTTCTTCATATTCTCCGGACAGGAACATTTTGATTAACTCTCCCAGTGTTGGTGCGTTATATTCCTCATAGTTGGAAATCAGATAGGTTCGCAAATTGCCTTTTCCTGTCGGGGTTTCCAGGGTTAAAGGATTTTTAACTGGGACGTTTTGATTGATTTGATCCAAGACCTGTTTAACACTTGGGGGTTTGTTGAGATAAGCGGCTAAGACTCCAATGTCTTCCATATTAAGTATATAGACTTGAGGCGTTGTGTTGTGGATCTCGACAATGTCACGTGAGTCTTCAGTAACGTTGAAATTTCCGTTTAAACCATAAAGGTGAGATACATCAAAAGGTTCTTCCACGAATTTCAGGTAGACAGTGTAAAATTCTTCTCGGTCCCCTGCAGTAAGTAGTTGAACAGGTGTGGTGAAAATCACCGATTCGATCACATGCTCGGTTCCGTTTCTAAGCACGACTACGTTTCCAGCTTGTAGATTTTCTAAACTAATGGGCATATTTATTCCCCTAATCAATTTTGATTCCCATAAGCACCCCACGTGCTTTATAGTTTTCTCCACCTATGTTGCTAAAATCAACGAAAGCCATTGGTGGTTGTTCTTGAACAGTTGTTAGCTTTACCAGAGATAGTTCTTTTTTAACCCCGATAATTTTTGCTATTTTTTGATAGTCAGCCATATAGTCCCAGTTGAAACATATCTGTTTATCAATAAAAACAGGAGCTTCATTTTTAGGAATTACTCGTTTCCAGTCTGGGTATTTGGCATTAATCAATTGGAATGTTTGAGAATTGGGCGTCCCCATTATTTGGAGAGTACATTGCTTGGTATCATGTGTTACAAGCACATTGTATTTAGTTAAATCAAGAGATCTTGTGTTTTTAAACAAAAAATCAATCGAGTCTTTTGGAATAATAATGCTTGGAAGATCATCATCCAGGTTGGTTACTTCGCAGTAAAACAGGCGGTGACCATCTGTGGAAACAATATGGCCTTTATCAATTGCTACGCCTTCGAGATAAAAACGAATGTCTTTATGTGCGGTGCATAATAAGGCTGCTTTTAAAGGGGCTGCAGGTATTTCAAATTGGTAATGAGACATAATCAATCCTCCCAGTGGTAACGAAGTACACGGGTATTTTGTTTGGCTGCTTTTTCCAGCATGTCACCAAATGACTTGGCACGAATGGTGTTGCCGTTCTCAAGTTTTGCTACGATCATGGTTTAATTCCTCCAATAATTTACGTAAACCTTCCAGCCAGAATTCGGCAAGTTCAAAGCGTAACGCGCCATATTCACCGACATAGCGACTGCCGGAAATGTTGTCGTAGAGTACCATCGCCTTGTGCTTCGCCGGTTCCTGGTTGACGTCATATTCCAAGTACAGTTTCATTGTCTTGAAGTCGAAACCGTCCGGTGCAGGGACAGGATAAAAAACTGATCCGGAGAACTTAGGCCACTGTTTGGAAAGATCCATCAGAATATCCGAGATACAGCTATATCCACGTTTTGGTGTCTTGCCTGATGGGTAATTCTTTTCAATGTTCCGGCACAGACCAGAGGTGTTGCTGATTTCAATGCCTGAGATAGATTTCAGGTCCGGACAGAAAGGAAAAATATCTTTTTGAGATAAAAGATATTCGAGTGTTTCAATGGCTTTTTCTATATATGGAATTTCTTCAATTGACCATTTCATGTAATTTCTCCTTCAATTTTCCAAGTAAAAACTCAGCTAATTGAAAACGTAACTCACCATAATCGTCGGCATACATGTTTGCACATTCATCAATACAGGTATGGTAGGCAGCGTATGCTTTTTCCTTTTCATCATGCTCGTCCAGTTCCTTGTCGGGTTCACTGTAAGCTTCCCAGTCCAGGTTGAAGTGTTCAGGCATAGGTACAGGGTAGCCGTTTGAACCAGATGATCCGGGCCATTCTAAGGATAGTTCCTCAGACATGATTTCAAATTCCGTAAGCCTGGGATCATGATGGTGTAGATCCAGGTTCTCGATCTGGTTCGTTTGGATGTTGCTACACAATCCGTATCTGAGATATATCAGTTGATTGTGTTCTCCATAAACATGATCAGCTCCCGGGGCGTTATATAGATCAATATGAGCCATTCGGGTTTTGTTTTCGATAATCTGCTCAAGCGTCAGAATTGCAGATTCGATCAAAGGTTTCAGGTGTGGATTGTTGTTTGTCATGTCAGATTTCCTCCAGCTCGATATTTTCAAAAATCACATGCTCAACACGGAACCCTGAAAAGTAAAAGCCACCGATCTGGATACGGCCGGCGTCTGTGATGATTGCTTTGTCATCTTCCGAAACGACACCTACAAGGAGTTCACTTTGATTTTTATCAACCATGTAAAAGCCTATTTCTGCGTCGGGTAACTCCTTCATCACAATCTGATTTGGGGTCATGTTGGTGTGGAGATATTGGACTTTATTAAATAAATCCAGAATTGAAATCATACCTCGGTTCATGTTATTTCTCCTTGTTTATCAATTCGTTAGGTGCAATCACTGATCCAATCACAGGCCATTTAAGGTCACCTTCTGTTTGAATTTTCACAGCGTAAGACCGAATCTCGGTCAGGGTCTTGATCATTTCTTTGAGTAGTTTCAGACGGTTTGCACCATAAGGTGATTCAGAATCATATTGTCTAAGTGGAAAATAATCTGAGCAGTGCGACTGGTGCCAGTAATAGGTAAAGACGTCTGGTCGTGTTTTATAATGTTCGATCATTAAGGGACCACAAGAAAACAGGGTATTATTCATTGCCTGTTGAACTTCTTTTGAAAAATCTGAAATCTGACCTGGTACTGGGAAATCGGAGTTGTCAAAGAATCTCCAGCGGATGTAGTCCATAAAATTTTCAGCTTCATATTCATTAATCCCAGATATATGTAAACGTGAAGTAATTTGACCGCATAGTCCCATGTTTAAATTGATAGCCAGGTTGTTTGGCATGTGTAATTCGTCTTTGTTTCGGACGTGTTTAATCAAATATTCTCGGGATTGGCTGAAGTAGTGATCCAGACAGGTTAATCGATCCAATGCGTGGATCAGGCACTCAGTATTTAAACTTGGCGCGTTATTGATGTGGATTTTGTCCATGGTTGTGCCTCTGTTTGTTGGGCTAAAAGAATAGTTTCAGATAAAGGTGTTTCAAATATCGTCTAAAATTAAATTAATCTGTGCACATATATAGTTGTAGTTACAGTTAATGACGTGGACACAGTCCTCGACTGTTGGATTGTCCATTGCTTCAATCTCAGGCGAAAACTGATTAATCAGATTAAGCAGCGGTTTGTTCAGTGACTGCATGGTCTGGTTCGGTGTATCTGATATTTGAATATGAGTCTGCACATCCATCACATAGGTAAACACTTGAATAAAAAGATAATTTTTCTCGTTCATTGTACAGCTTCCGTTAATTGGGTTTTAAATTCCAGAACAGAACAATCCATGATCGTTGGAACGTGCATGTGATCAACACGTAAGATCTGGAGCCAGGTATTAAATCCTTTCACTTCCACAAACTTGTCGTTGACATAGCCTGTGTAAACATACCAGCTGTTTTTCTTGTTACGTCGAAGCGTATTGATGTAGGCAACAAATTCTTCAGTTGTTAAATAAGATTCCATGGTTTGATCCTTTAAGTTTTAATTGCCCAAACCACCGCGCTAATTGCGATGATCCAGAATGTCAGGCTTGCGATAATAACCCAGCCCAATACCGATATTTTAAATCTCATCATCTTTCTCCAAATAGCTCTGGTTTGCGTTGTATGGCCGTTTTAGGTCTTGGTGGTATCTATCTACCTGTCTGGTTGAAATACAGCGAAATAAGCATGAATCCGAGCGAAGTAACGAGTATATACAGAGCCTCAAACAGATTCTGGATTCGGATCGTGGTTGGTTGGGCTGAAAAATAAATATTCCAGATAAACATGACAAAAGCGATCAACATAACGATGCAGCCAAGGGTTGCAGTTGTTGTGGAGGGTTTTATGTTCATAATGCGTCCTCTTTTGCGTTTACAGCCATTTCACGGAGTCGCTTGGCCGTTTCCCAATGAATTTTGAAAACGTGCGAAATACGAGAAATGGTGGCGTTTTGAGATATTAGTTGGTTCAACTGTTGTTTTTGTTGTTCCGTCAAGCTGTCGAATAAAGGTTGACGGTTGTTTTGCCGGTTACTGGACAAGTACGTGTTGTCGACCGTCCAGGGGATAGTTTGATTGCGACGCTTCAAAACCAGTGTGTGGTTGACTGGTTGATTTTGAAACTGGCTGTTAAACCATTGGGTGAAGCTGTAGAAACTTTTGAAGATCGGGTCACAGTCCCAGTAAGGATCATGGATCAGTCTTTGCCAACGTGGGTACAGTGGGTGATAGGTGCGTTTAAAGCCCTCTATGATTCTTGGTTCAGACATGGTTGGTGTCCTCGAAAATAAGGCAAGGAGGTTAAGCCTTGCCTTTTGAGATTAAATTTCGCTGAAATATAACTCACGATGTTTTACTTCATGCTCAATCAGATATTCCATCAAACGTTTTGCCGTTTCACCATAGACGAATAATGTTCTGGATTCAGAATCCACACTCGTAGGCAATAACGGATCTTGTTTTTTATTCAAAGTCACCGAAGGTACTTTGATGAAATAGGCTTCATTGGTGCCTGAAGCATTTTTCAAATTCTCAACCAGATACTTATAACCAGATTTGGCTTTATCACATTCAGTAATTAAGCCGACATGCTCCAATCCCATAAGAACCAGTTCTTTTGAATATCGCTGGGTTAATTGATTCACAATGAAGCCGCCCATTGTGTCGTAAACCTGCTTAGATTTATGAATGGCATAAGCAGCAAGAACACTAAATTGGGAAAGCACTAAATCAAACAAGGCTTGATTCATAGCCAAGTGCATTAAGCGACCAGAGGGGGAGTAAGTTCGGAGAATAATAAATTCCCCATATTGCTCAACACTTTTATCGGTAATATCAGGCACATTAAACCCCAGCTCGGCTAGGGACTTGAAAATACGCTTGTGTACGGTTCTAAGATCACAAGCACAGAGGGTGGAAATCTCATGAGATTGGCGAATATCTGAAATCATAACTACTCCTGCATTAAATGCTTTACATTTGGTGATGGAAACTCACTTTTTGATAATAATTTATGAGCGTAACGATTGCAATAGGTGATACACAATTTGCAGTCATTATTTGCATCGTGGACAACGTTGAGGACACACTTAGGGTGTTTTTACGATCACAGACACGGTTTCGGACAAAATCAGGGACACGGTTTTTGACACAATCCCTTTAAAAACAATGCTGTAACTCTTTTGGACATAATATTTTTTTTTATTTACTGCGAGTAGTATTTTTATCATAATTACATAACTTTACAATACTAACAACTTCCACTCGTACAAATAAAATTAAAAATTATGTCCAAAAGAGTTACAACCTTGAAAAATAAAGCAAAATGGTTTTTTGCAGCTCGTTAAGCACGTAACTGGTTTGTAAAAATCGAATACTTTTTAATCAATTTCACTTACAAGCCAGTTACAAAAGACCAAAATCGCAAAATTTCTAAATTCGAAAAACCCTGAAAATTTGGGGACCTTATAACTTTTGCGTATATAGACCCAGAATACGATGTTCAATTTCGATAAAACCCTGTGGTTTAATCTTATTTTTCCATGTAAAAACTAAGCTCTCACCTGTTGACACTTTCACATTTAACGAGTAGCGATTTACAACCCCAGGCCGGTATCGGAAATATTCCCCAACCCGAACCCTGGCTCCAACATCACTCCCATCCTCAAAACTGATTTGGAGCATGTCCGTGAAGCCACGAAGACTGACCCCCGACCCAGGCAAGACCCCAGACAACAACCCAGCTTCAATATTATTCTTCAGACTTTCAATTTTACTGTTCATATAACACCCAAATTTCCATAAAAAAGCCGTAATTCACCACGAACTACGGCGCAAATAATATTAAATATGGCCACAGTTCGACCCGAACCACGGCGCAAATCAGTTAGAAATTGATTTCAGTTTCAATTTCTAACGTGTTCCAGTTGATCAAATGGCCACTTTCCAAGGCATCAATCAGAGCCATAGCGTGGTTCAGAGCCAGGATTGTGTCCGAGATTATGCCCTGGAATGGGTCAGAAGCCTGAATTGTGTCACCGGCTTTGATTAAATCACGGACTTTGCCCTGGATCTGGTCACGGATAAAGTCCCGAGTAGTGGCTGTGAGCAGGTCAGCGTCCGTGAAACCACCCTTGTAAAAGACACTGTTCGGTAAATGTTCTTTGAACCAGATTCTCAAAAGAGAACAAGCGCTCAAAACCGGCATGGTTGTGTCCCATTGCTTTAAATCATGCGTAGGGAAATCACGGACAAAGTTATTGACCCAGCCTGAGTCCTGGACACGATGATTATTCATCGCGAAATGGAGGCAACGCGCCGTTTCTGGCAATTGGACAAGAATTTCTTTAGCGATCATGGTTTTTATTCCTAAATTGAATTTCAAATTTCAAAAAAACGGCCTCGCGTTTCTAGCTGGATGCAGCCAGAAAGCTCGCCTTAATAACGCGTTTCTAATACACGTGCAGGTGTACGTACACGCACACGCACACACATGTGCGTATGTGTACGCACGCATACGCGCGCATACACATACGCGCATATACGCGCGATGATCTTTGTGGATAACTTTGTGGATAACTCTGTGGATAAGTCGGAAACCCTGTGGATAACTCAGGGTTCCCTGTGGATAAGTCCGGACTGTTCCACGTGGAACAATCCGGATTGTGACATGGGCTAAGGCTTAGGCCACTTTCTGAGCCTGAGCCGCTTGCAATTTTGCAATGTGGGCCTCAAGTAGTGCCTGGACTTTTAAAGCATTATCCAAGTCAAGCTTGGAAATTTCATCAGCCAATAAAAAAGCCGTGTCATTATCAGTAACAATGGCCGGCGCGTTGTCCATGTCGTTGCCAGTGATCGACTCAGGCGCATCACCTGAGGTCTTCATCTGGTCAAAGCCATAGGCAATTGACACGGTATTAAAATCAACTTGATCATGAGCATACTGGCTTAAGATCCCGTCTTTTAGCACCTGAGCACTGGCTACAATGGCCTTGATTTTTTTCTTGTCATCTGCTGTTAGCTCAGTCATTGTCTTAGCTAGTTTTTTATACATAGCCAAGTATTGTGCATAGTTGTCATGCTTACATGCTTTAGCTGCCGAATCCTGATTGTGAATTGATAAAGCCTTGTTAAGCAAGGCGTCTTGTAAGCCATCCATAACAAAAAAGTCCAGTGTAGCGTTGGTTTTTTTAGCCTTTACCGCTTTTAGCACCTGATTTAAGACTTGTGCATTTTTGCCTAAGTTTACGATTTTAGAAACGAAAGTTTCCGCTTTGATTGCTTTTGACACGTTGTCTGCATTGAACGCTGTTAGCTTTAAAGTTTTCATGATGTTTTTTCCTTTTGGAGTGGATGCAATCGCTATGATATGGATTGCATCAGATAATTTAAAACGTGATTTTGATTGACAGATTTAATAGCCGATTACTTATTTCATCTTTACATTTTACTTGTTTAAGGTATAGGTAATTGCAAAATGCAATTAGACTGATAACACTTAAATCCAAGGCGGTGCAACCGTTTCCGCTTCGGCTTCTGTCTTTGTCGGGTATCACGCGTTACGCCTGATTTTCGCCTAAAATTTGAATCTATACACTAGCCGGAACTAGGCAAAGGTCAAATTTTGGGAAGACTAACCCTATCCAATATCTTCCATTGGAATTGTAGGCGCAAGGCACTACTTGGGTGTAATTGTCCATTGATCATACCCCCACCATAAGGCATAATCGTACCGGACGCTAAATAATAGCGCGTATATAATAAGCCTGTCTTTTTGCTCCTTTCCTTTCGTTATAGCCATTATGTTTCAGCACAATATCAGAGTAAAGCGTTTACTTCATCTTTTTTAAAAATAATTTGTAAGTCTATGATTTTACAGTAAATTTAGTTGAAAATAATTAAGGGTGGATAGGTTTTTTTCCCTTTTCACTATGCAAAAATGGATACAGGGGTCCAGACCTCGCTATAAAAAATTTTAGTGATTTTTCAAGAGACAAGTAAATCCTCTCCCACCCGAACCGTGACTGTGACCATATCTGTAACCTTAACCGTGACTGTAACCAGGATAAGAAATAGGGCTGTAACCATGACTGTAACCGCGACTGAACCTGTGACAAGGACGAAAAAAACCCCAGCCAAGGCCGGGGTCTTTATCAATAACAATAAATTAGCTAAAACCAACACCATCAACAGGACCCATATCTTCCATCAAGGTCACGTCCGATTGTTTGTCTGCAGGCCGTGTCAATACCACTAAAGGTGTCGGCAATGCGTAAGATAACTCATGCGGTAGCATGTCGTGCTCCACCAAATGGTCCACAACTTCACCTAACTGGGTAGAATGTAGACAAAGAACACGCAAATCTTGCGCTTCAGGATCTGTTTGCCCCAAAGGACGAAGCATTCCCTGAATATTTTCATCCTCTTTCAGTGGGTATAGATTCATGGCCACAATACGAAGTGCGGAAATAACCACCCAATCATAACCAACAGGCACCCGGGTCCAGTCAAATTGTGCCGTGTGAGAAACCGACATTTCACCCAAATCTTCAATTTTTAACATAATTAGTATCCATAATAATCAACAACAATGGCTAAAACCCCGATTCCACCAAACATAACAACGGCCCAACCAAAAGTAGTAACAAACGGCGCAATAAATAAAAAGAACAGAACATCCATCAGGATAAATCGACGCTCTACTTCATTTGTAACTTTGTGCCAGTTTCTGAGCATATAAAAAGAGAAGAATAATAGCGAAAGGCCATAAATCCCCCACAAAAGAATATTTGCTTTCCAAACCTGCTGCGGTATATCAGTCCATAATTCCATGTTTTTCTCCTTGCTTATCCAAGCTAATTTGTTGTTTTACTGCAAAAGTCAGCATGTTAAAGGACATGTTGATCTTCTTATTGGCTTTGCGCTGCTCCTGATGCAACCGGTAGGATTTATCAATTAACGGTTCTGGCTTGTTCTGAACCAAAAAATCTTCCAGACGCATAGGGGCCTCCTCAAAAATCGGAGTGCCACGTAACTTCATAAGAGCCAGGTCCTTTTTCATAAGTTGCTGCAGTTCCTGGCGTTCAAAATCTTCATAAGCTTGCATTTTCTTCTCCTTGTCTCTGATTAAATCGATAAACCACTTTTCACACGAATGCCGCGATACCAATGGTTAATATCTCCATCTTTACTAAAGCGTTCGATACCACGTGCTTTAATAATTTCTTCCAGCATGTGACGGAATTCCTGCATTTCTACAGTTCTTCGACTACCAATACCCAAACGCATGAATTGACGGAATTGGATATGTAAATCCAGTTCAGTACATTCAAACATTTCATTTTGTTTATTGGCCGGCATGAACTGACGAATTTCCAGACTTGGATCTTTCATCAGGAAGAACAAAGCCGGGTTGGTCTGGAACGCCAAGGTTGCCATTAACTTTTTATGTGACTTCGGCAGTGTAAAGCCACGTGCCATAGCGAGACGATGCCCTGCTTCAAGTGCCCATGCAAAGATTGCTTCACGCTCTTGGCTAATGATTTTTTTCGCCAGATCAACATCGATATTTTCAGGCATCACCTGCTGGTCAAAATGGAAAAATAACCAACGGCGAGTAAAGCCTTCAGAAGTATCATGCGTTTTCGGCAAGTGGTTTGAAGCTGCCCAGTGTGCTGCAGTCGGACGCATCGTGAAGGCTTCACGGTACAGTGGATAAACTGCTCGGGGTGAACCGTCAATCACTGATTTAAATACATCACCTTCGATATATTTACGTTCACTTAACTCGCCTACAATGTTGATATTCTTACGATGCAGACTGACAACTAAACGGTTTTCTCCCATTTTGTCAAAGCTAACACTGGACTTGGCTTCGTCTGGGAACAGACTACCGATGATTTCGAGCAATACAGATTTACCTGATTGAGCCAGTCCGTAGAGGAGGAATGCTCGTTGATATTTAGTGGCACGACCCATAAAGCTAACATAAAGAGCTTCTTGAAGTGCATCACGACGCTGCTGATAATCATCATTGTGACCCCAACTATCATGTAAAAATTTATCGAAAAGTGGCATTTTACCTGCCAGTTCCGGAACATAACGGTACGGAAGAACATAGGTTGAACCGTATTCTTTCGAGTGTGGAATGAAACTCAAAGGTGAAGACATGCTTGCCTTGAACTGTTTCACAGCATTTTCCTGTGCCTGTTCAATTTCAAACGCGGTCCACATTCCCATCGTAACGTTCGGGTGCTGCAAAATCTGATCCTTGATGCGTTGGATCTCTTTTTCCATCGTGTGGTTATCGCCCACCAGTTTCGCAGCTGGATTTTCTACAACCATACCGTTCGCTACGTTTACATACGCATCACTGTTTGCAATAAGTCCTTGATTACACAGGATTAATAGCTGACGATACACACCTTCAATATCTGAGTTGCGTTTCATAATATCGAGCTGTGAAAAGTTCATGGCAATGAACTGTTTCAGTTCAACCGATTCAAACATCACCCAATGTGAACCCATGAATTTGTACATGGTGCCCGAGTCAACGATTACCGGGTGCATACTTTCCAGTAAATCTTTTGCTGCCAAAGCAACTTCGGTATGTGTGTTCAGACTGATTTCAGTTGCGCCTTTACCATCTTCGTCACCACCAACAGAAGTCGTGGTGTTAATTTCATCCCGTTTTTTCGCTGCTTGTGCTTTAAGATCCGCAACTTTAATAGGTAAACCAGACTTGTCCACAATCTTGGTCAAGATAAAGGTTTCACGCATCTTGTCCTGTTTTTTGATCTGGGCAACGCGAAGTAAAACTTCATCCACCAGTTCCAGAGCTTTGTCTTCTGGTGTGTTATCCGCTTCAACATTGTAGTAACTGAGGATACGTTCATAGGACCATTCTTCATTTACTTCAGTCAGGCCAAGCATACGAACTTCTTCTTCACTCAGACCTTCATCCCAACCAGAAGGAAGTGCAACTTTACGTTTATTTAAAGTTTGCTGGACAAACTTGATCAGGTTACGGACGTGTTTGTCCATATCCATTGGATCGCCTTCAACCTGTTCAGTGAATCCATCATTAATTGCGTGAAGATGATCAATAGCTTGACGAACAGAGATTTTGCCTTCTACAATCTGGTGTGCAAGCAGACCATTTTTCTGGGTAATCGACGAATCACGGAAACCTGCAGGGATGTGTTCTACCAGTGAACCTACACCTTTATTGGAAATGTCATAACCTTTAAGCACACAAAGATTACGGATACGGTCTTCAAGATCATCCGGAATCATCGGTAATTCATCAAGAACTTCCCAAAGATTAGTATTTGACGTATATGGGCGATTGGTATCCGGGTGAATAGATGGAGGCAAAACAATTTGCTGACCAGTACATAGATACTCGACCAAAGTACCTTTTTGTTTGTCAATAATTTTGAAAGCTTTTGGAACTTTTGGGTTATATTTGAATGCAAACACCATCCCCTTGGCACCAATACGAGTCCATTTGTCGTAGCCAGGAGGAAGCATTTCCAGAATTGCAGCAATTAAATCATCGTCTGCATAGTCAATATCAAGTGCGCCAATACGTGACTGTTTACCCAACACCAGACCGATGTTGTGTTCCCCAGGAAGTGAGCGCCAGTTTTCATAAACATCCTCTGGTACTTGGTATTCAGAAAAATCAGACCAAGCGTTGGTTAAAGGACGTTTTGACTTTTCACGAAGCGGAATAACTGACATTCCTTTTTCGTGGTAGTAAGGGGCGAATTGAGCGAAAATACTTGCCATTTTTATAAATAATCCTTAGTCGATTTCTTTCAATAGGTCTAAATAGCGATCAGCGATATTTTTCAGGTCGTTGTATTTGCGAAGTTCGTGGAAGAAACGACGTGTCACTGATTCAATTTTTTGAGCTTTTTCCAGATTCATTAAGCGTTCAAGGATGCTTAATTGTTGATCCTGGAAGTCCATGAGTTTCGCAGTCGCTGACATTTTCACGGTGTCAGAACTACCAGAAGAAGCAATTTTTTCCAGGCTGCGGATGGTGCGTTCAACACGAATCAATAAGCGGTAATTATCCTGGTAGTCAGATGAACGTTGATCCAGGTTTTCGTTCAAGTCAGCAAATTGCTTTTCAATATCTGCAGCCAAAAGAGCTTCAGATTTGGTATCGCTGGATTCAGCACCTGAACTGCTAATCAGACCCGATTGCATTTCAGAACGAAAACCAGCGATTACTTCATTAATGGTTTTGACCATCAAAGAACTGTAAGGTGCCCCAATAACATATTGTGGATTTTTCAAAGCATTCAGGATTACTTTCGCTGCATCGGTCAACGCTTCCTGAGTAATTTTAGGATATTCTGACATTATTAAATCCTGTGAAAAATAAATCCCCATTGATTGGGGCCGGTATGTGACAAGTATATTTATTAAGGAGGTGTAAACAAGATGTTAAAAATGAGAAGAAACGGTAATAACGATAATCAATAAAATTTATATGAAAATCAGCGTAAAAAACATCAATAAAAACAAAGACCTAGAAGTAACCATTTGTAAAACCGATTAAGAAAGGTGATAACCACTCACAGAATCAAATTTCGACTTTTTTTAAAGTTGAGAAAAGCCATTTTATTTTCCATTTGTATTTTTCAGCTTTAACTGAGAATCAGATATACTGACCCAAAAATTCAAACTGGAATCAACCAATGGCTAAGAACAGTTTCCGCGAACGGATGGAGCATTATGTTCAGGAGCTGGTGAATCCTATGTCTTACTATGACTGGATTAATCAGAATACAACAATCGGAGGTGTACCATTCACCTGCGACCGGTATCCTTTCCAGAAAGATATTATCAATGATATGTCTCTGGAATTACACTGTATCAAACCATCCCAGATTGGTTTGACTGAGGTACAGCTGCGAAAAGCACTGGCATTTACTGCACGTAATCCACACCGGAACCTGATCTATACTATGCCGGATGAGAACATGCGTAAGCGTGTTTATCAAAACCGTGTGCTTCCTATTCTGACTGAAGATAAAATCTTCCATGCTATGAACGCAGCCGGTAAAAAACCAATTCGTTCGATTGAAATGACGGAAATTAACAGCTCATTTATGATGATGTTCCCTGCCAATGAAAAAGCAGCAACATCACAACCAGCCGATGTGGTTTTTAACGATGAGGTGGATTTATCAGATCCGCAAATCCTGGCGTTATTTAACTCGCGTGTGCAGGGTTCTGATCTTCGTATGATTCACAACTACTCGACCCCAACCTATGATGGTTTAGGGATTTCCGCGTTGTATGAAACATCGGACCAACATGAATATTTGTTTAAATGCCCACACTGCGGCCACTGGCAGTTGCCGGCCTTTAATACAAAATTTATTCGAATTCCAAACCTTCCGATTGAAGCATCGGACGATTTGACTAAATTCGACCCAATATGGGTAGATAAATATGGGATCAATCCGCTTGATGCTTACTCAGTTTGTTCAAAGTGTGACAGACGAGTTACTTACGGTGATTCTGAAAATCACCGATGGGTCTCAAGACATCCTCACCGTTCTAACAGTCGTGGGTATCGTATTAGCCCATTTTCAACTCGCAATTTGGATGCTGCTTACGTATTCAACCAACTCTTGAAATATCAAATGCAAGATAACATGAAAGGTTTCCACAACACCGTACTGGGAACCACGCATGAAAGTTCGGATGAACGTTTATCTGAAACATTGCTTCGTACATTATTTACGGCCATGTCTGATTTTTATTTAGACCACAACGGCATACCTCATTTCATCGGCATCGATATGGGTAAAGTGTGTCACATCACCATCGGCCGAGCTGAGTCAATTGGCAAGGTAAAAACCGTTTTGATGGAAGCGGTAAAGGTTGAGGAATTAGAAGCCAGATTCCGCTTCTACTGTGACAAATTACCAATCGCCGGAGGTTTCATTGACCGCTTGCCTCTGATTACTGAATCCAACAAGATCCGGAATATTTCAGACTTCGCAGTTATGCCAATGCAATATGGTCGCAACTCAGGCGGTATGATTGTTATTCCTAAAAATGACGAGTACGGAAACCTGGATTATATCGAAGCACACCGTACACTCCACCTGGATAAATTTGCCAACGCAATCCGCAGTGGTTACATCACATTTGCTGGATATGGTACACAAAAGGAATCAATCATCAACCATTTACGCGCAATGGTCCGTGTGTTTGAAGAAGACAAAGATGGTGTGGAGAAAGTACCTGTCTGGAAAAAGAAAGACAAAAACGATCACTATTTCCACTCTATGGCCTATATGTACCAGGCGGTTGTTCAATTTTATGATGGATATAGTTATTTAGATACAGAACAACTCAATTCAAGTATTATATTGGAAAGCATGAATAATTTCGTGATTCCTGAACGTTCTATTTCAATCCTTGGTGGACGCTAATTATGGCTGTTACAGATATTTGGGGTAAGGTAAACCAAATGGTATTACCGACAACCACAAAAACTGGGGGTGCTGCTTTAGCACCTAGTTATGACCCCCAGCAAACGGACCAGGTAATCACCTCATTAGAAACAAACAAACACTTGCGTAATTTATTAGACGAGCGAGTTTCTACTGAAGATGATGACCTGATTGAAACTTTAATGCAGTACGACCCCGACGTCGGTGCTGCAGTCGGTGCTTATTTAACTTTAAGCAACACTGAAATGCGCTATGTGGCCAGAACACCTGAAGGTGAAATTGATTCTGACGCCATTGAAAAAATCAGTATGTTGCTATCTCAACTATCGTACCCAGTTGATTATAGTGTGGGCTTTACACCAGCGCGTAGTTTAAAAACACGAAATGAAGCTTTTCGCTACATGCTACTCAAGCGTGGTTCTATTTCTGCAGAACTGGTTTTGGACGATACCTTCGGCGTGTTGGATGTGCGAAATATCGACACACTAACCCTGGAATGGTATCAAAAGAAAAATGGTTATTTGACACCAATTCAGAAAGTAGGCAGCGACGAGATTGATCTCAATATCCCTACTTTTTACCACGCACGTCATCGCCAGGATCCGGGAACACCTTACTCAAAGAGTATGTTTATTTCTGTGATTAATACCGTTTATGCCCGACTCCAGATTATCAATGACTTGTATAACATTATGCAGATCACAGGTTATCCACGAATGGAAATCACGGTGCTGGAAGAAGTGGCCACACGTGCCTTGCCAGAACAAGACAAACGTAATCCTCAAAAGCGTGATGCTTTCGTAAAACGTGTTTTAAGTGATGTAACCAACCGCTTTGGATCCATCCGGGCCGACCAACCGATTGTGCATACCGACTCAGTTGAAGTAGGTACTTTAAACACCCCAAGTGGTGCATCTGGTATTGACATTCAACCGGTCATCAATGTGTTGAATGCACAAAACCAGGCTGCGTTAAAATCAGTAGCGACTGTTTTGGGCCGTGGGGAATCAGGCGTAAATACCGCTTCTGTAGAATCTATGATTTTCAGTATGCAAGCTGCCGAAATCAACGAACCATTAGCAGAAATCTGGTCTGCCTTGCTTACTTTTGCTTTGGCACTTTCTGGATCAACCTCGAAAGTTCACGTCTATTTCGATAAACCAGAAATGCGACCACCAAACGAACTGGAACCTGCTAAAGTACAAAAACAAGCGAGATTACTCAAAGACTTATCATTAGGTTTAATCACTGATGACGAGTACCATTGGGAAATGTATAATCGCCCTAAACCAACGACAGCACCAGAACTATCTGGTACAGGTTTCCTGGACAAGAAAGAAGATTCAAGCAGTGATGCAGCTACGGCACAAAGTAATACTCCGCAGAAAGACCAGCCGGATTCAAGACAACGTGCCCAAACCAGAAAAGCAGACGCTTCTGCGAAAAGTAACGCAGTTAAATAGGAAGTAGATTATGTTTCGAATTGACATTGAGAAACACCCAAAAGTCAAGCAGAAACTACAAGCCTTGCTTGGATCAAAGGTTGATCTAAGCAAACTGGCTGTATTTGAAGCACGTGCCAATGATACCTTAGCTATCTCTGGCGCAGGGGGATTTCTTAAAAACGCACGTATGACTGAAAGTTATCTGAAGGCCATGGCCACCAGTGTTCAAGAAGGTCAGTACGTACCCATTATTAAATTACACGACCAGCATGGTTCTTTGCCAGAAGGTCGAATTTTCGATGCTGCTGTTTTTGAAAACGCAGATAACACTGAAGAAAAAGATCTTCATATCTTGTTCTACGTGGACGACGATTCAGAATATGCCAGTAAGATCGACACAGGCATTATTGCTGAAATGTCAACAGGAACCACACCGAAGGACCTGAAATGTTCATCTTGTGGTTACGACTTCCTGGCCAGTGCGGATAATCGACGTAATCTTTACAGCGGTAAAGGCTATACACCTATGTGTCCAGAAGGTCACCAATGGGGTGTTGGTGGAAACCATTTGAAACTATCTGCCTTGGGCAAATGGAAAGAAACCAGTGTTGTGACTCGGGGTGCTGTTGATCGCGCTAAAATACTTGATGAATCACAAATTAAATTGGCATTGTCAGATAAAGAAATTAATTTGGCAGCCTCTGATAATAGTGATACACTTCTGCTAGTTACCTTGGCAGACGCGGCACCAGATGCTCTGAAGCCACAGAATATTTCAAACTTAAATGAGAAAGATCCAATGACAGATGTAACTCTTTCGCAAGACGATTACAAAGCGTTGCTCTTAGCCGAAGCTCAAAAAGAACAGTTTGAGGCAAAACTTCAGGACGCAAATACTGCTAAAGAAGCTGCTGAAACTGCTAAAACCGCTGCGGAGCAAGCACAACAGGATGCCGAAGCTAAACTAGCTACAGCAACTACGGAACTTGATGCTGAAAAAGCAAAAGTAACCGAGCTGGAAACTAAATTAGCTGCAGCCACTACTGGTGCCGGTGATAAAAGCAAAGGGGTAGGCGAAGACGGCAACGATCAGGAAGCCAACTTTGCGCTTGACACTTCTTATTATAAAGCTGCTAAGTAAGGTAGAAGAATATGAAAGGTTTTAAACCAACGACTACTGGTATTCCAGTAAATGAAACACGACACACCTTCCACGGCACAGGTATCACCAATGCCGACGTTGGTAAAGCTGCAACATTAGTAACAGGTGGTGCGGACGTAACAGTAAAACTAGCTGGTGCTGATGATGTTGTTTTGGGTCAAATCGAAACAGTTGAAATTGAAACCACTGGTGAAATTATTGTAAACGTACTAATCATGGGTGGTTACCGTTTACCATGTGCGACTGACGCAGTAATTGCTGTAGGTGATACAGTTGTTGGTGCTGCAGCCGGACTGGTTAAATCAGGTGGCGCGTCTACTGACTTGCGTTTCGTAGTGACCGAAGCTTCAACGATTGCCGAAGGCTTCGTTGGCGTACTTAAACTGTAATTGGGGATTTAAGCATGACAGCTTATAAGTTTTTCAAAAAAGGCGAGAAGTTGAAACCTCAAGAGGTTATCGCCAAGCTTAAGCATTCGGAAGCTTCAACAGGTCGTGAAAATGCAATGTTGCTTCTTCATGATGCCAACACTATGGGCTTTGGTGTAGATGCACTTTTACATCAAAACGTGGAAGGCGGCAATGGTCTTGATGGTTTTGAAGCAACATTCGCTGCTTTGGGTGTTCCTTTAAATCTTAAAGATGACACTGCAATCGCTGCTTTTGCTTCTGCAACAACCAGCTTCATGACCAACGACGGTCTCTCAGTGTTGCTTCCATCATTGGTAAACAACCTGCTTCGTTCTCAGGACAACAAAGGTATCATCGAAAAGGCTGACGATTTAATTCTTCAGACTCGTATGGTGAAATCAAACGCTGTTCAGAAAGAAATCGTTTACGACAAAGACACGAATGACTCTTACGCGACACACCGTATCGCGGAAGGCGCAAACATTCCGACTCGTAAACTAAAAACTGGTCAAAGCAACGTTAAGTTCTACAAAACCGGCCATGGTATTGAAGTATCTTACGAATTTGCTCAGGATATGACTCCGGACATTCTTGTTCCGTATGCAAACCGTATCCAGTTTGAACGTAGCCAGTCTGAGCATATTATCGCTGTGCAAACCCTGATCAATGGCGAAAGCAATGATCCAGGTTCTGCAAACGGCGCGATTGCTACTGATGATCTTGATGCCATTGATAGCAAAGCAGGTACACCGTTACGTGCACGTGCTGAAGGTTTCATCAAGTGGTTAATCGAAGCTGCACGTGCAGGTCGTCCAATCGACACACTTGTTGTAGGCTGGGATTCAATCTTTGAACTTCAGTACATGTTCCCAGTATCTGACGCGAATGGTAACGCTGCAGTTGGTGTTGGTGCAGTAGCAGCCGGTGGTGCTCTTGCTCAGATGCAGGTTAAAGTCGTAAATGGCATTAACTTCAACCTGAACGTAGTGATCAGCTCTGCGGTAGAAGAAAAACAAATCATCGGTTACCGTAAAGGTGAAACGATGGAGCGTCTGATCAAAACGAACTCTCAGATTTCTGAGCAAGAACGTTCGATCAAGAACCAAACTTTGCTTTACACTAACACGATCATTTCTGGTTTCACGTTAGCGTATGGTGAATCTCGTCGCTTACTGTCTTGGACTTAATCTGAGCCTTAGCGAATAAATAAAAACCCCCTTTATTGGGGGTTTTTATTTGCTATAATCTTCAATAAACCAATCACGGAAATGTCTAAAATGGCACAGATTTTAATTACACCGCTACCAGGCACTGCTCGTTCCTTCAATGGCCGAGTTCTTACAGGTGGTCATCACTATATGTTGGTTCAAAAGAATGAAGTTGAAATTCTGAATGCACTAACAATGGGTGTGATCGTAGCGTTAGAAGGTGTTGAAATTGAAAAAACAATTTCCCCTGTTGAACTAGACAAACTGGTTCGTGAACTTGCAATGTCACGTGAGAAAGAAAAGGACGAATCTTATGAAGATTATCGTGCTAATCTTTATCGTTTTGCGGTTGAATCCATGACTTCTGAAACTGAAGAAGAAGCTGCTAAAAAAGAAGCAACACCTACGCCTAAACGCAATACAGGTGGGAAAAAACAAACAGCTGAAACTAAAGCTGCGGAAACTGAAACTCAAGACACCGAAACTGGTAAATAATTATGCGTAAATATTTGGCACCTAATGACACTCATAAAATCACAATTCCGCTTGTTGTGGGTGCTGAATACGCAGTCCCTACCGGCGATGGTAAATTAACAACACGAATTTCTGGGGTAGATACAATAGTGATTGTACCTGCCACAGAAACTTCGGAAGTGGAAGTAGATATTATTACCCCAGGAGTGGCAGCCGGTCAGGTTAAAATGATCAACTGCTTATTCACTATGCCAACCACGATTGGCCGTATGCAGTGGCGTGAAAATTTTGGGGTGGTTGATTTACTAGACGTTCCGGCAACCCCATCCGATGTGAGAAATCTTTTAGGTTTAACATTGGATGAACTCGAAGATGAAAACATCGATTACATTGAACATTATTTAAAATATTATTCAACATTAAAACCTGAGTTTCATTTACAACGTATAGATAACGAATATTTGACAAAACGTTTTGGGGATCTGATTGCAATCAATACAGCATTAGACCTACTACCTACGTTAATCACTCGCTTAGATAAAAAACGTGCAACCGAAAACGGTGAAATCACCCGATTAGGAACTGCTAAAGATCTTCTGGATCTGAAAAACTCCTTGGAAGACCAACTGGCTGAAATACTGGACGATCTGGTAGATTACCTGGATCAAGAAGCTCTGGCACTTACTCCAGCCTTCCAGTTCATTTCTTTATATCAACATAGTATTGGTATTTAACATGGCTATCGCTTTAATCAACAAGCAAAAGCATAAAGAAAAATTCCGCCTGGTGTCCAATCCCAAGATTGTTATCTTGGGCCTGGTCCACGAACCGCCGGAAGAAATCAGATATTCCAGTAACTCAGTCATCCGTATGGTTGAAGTTGCTGGAAATGCTTATGATATTTTAGGACAACAGATCCAAAGCGTTGGTCGTTCGAAGATTATCTATCTTTGTGGATCCTTCATGCTATATCGCAACGACAAAACGTATCGCTGCTATGAAGTCACCCATCAAGGACTCCAATGGACCAGACAGAAGAAAAAAATCCACCCGGTAACTAAATTAGAAACTGGCGAGTTTGTTTACGAAGAAATGGGCAAGGTAAATATCTGCATCCAGTTTGATACCAAACCGCCTTTTAGTAGCGACAATCCTACCCAGTTTGGTTATATTTACTCCACTGATGAACTTCAAGCAGGTGACATTGTTGGGGAATTCCTTATTCGGGAAACCCGAAAACAATATGATATGTATACCTGCAGGTTCGAATACCAGGTAGTTCAACCTAATGGCCTCTAAACCAACAGTACAAGTGTCCGGTTTCGATGATCTATTTATCACAATAGATCGTCGTTTCAACACCCAATTGGACCAGGCGTTTTTTTCTAAAACCAATTCTGTAATTAAGCAGATTGATTTTGCATCTTCAAAAGTATTTAGCGCAATGGCATCGGGTGCAAACATTCAAGAGCATCAAGCCCTACCGGTAATGGGAAGATACGCTAGTCTGCCAGGGTTTTTATCTGAGTTTACTGAGCCTTGGGAGCCTTTAAGTGTAGAATACATTAAAAGAAAAAAGAGATATAACGAAGTTAAAGGCAGTAGTGCCCGACCAAACACGTTCTGGCAATACAAAGGACAATTAAAAAGATACTTTCAAAAATATTCAGCCAGATTAGTGCGTGATTCAGGCAACGCATTTATGAATAATAGCTCGGAACAATATACAGATCCTTTTACTAAAGAAACAATGTTTACTCAAAACCATAAGCAGCTAAACGCAGCTCTGAAAATAACGCCAGGCTATAAATCAAAAGCGGCTGGTCTCTATGACTTTGAATATGATCCTAAAGGTAAACGACCAATAAAGGCAACACATACTGAGGTATCTCCAAAATTTGGAACGCCTGTAACTGCTCAAACCCTCAGTTCAATTCGACGCAGCGTTCGCTTCGACCTGTTCCGTGGTTTACAACTACATCTGGAAGCCATGCAGGGGAATAAAGTAATGGCGTCCCCTGAAGAATATATTTCTGGAATCCAGCTGGGTGATACCAAAGGGGGGCGGATGCAGCAAATAAATAAAGGAACGCACTACATGTCACCAACCGGGCAAGCAGTGGAAAGAAAAGAATTCAACAACACCGGAATTGGTATAAAATTACACTACCGTAAAAAAGATGGTGTTATCAGATCTCGACCATTAATTACTCCATACATGAGATATTATGCGAAGAAAGTTCTGGTGCCTTTATCTAAAAAATTAATATCTCAAGGAATTAAGTAATGGCCATTGTTAAACAAGCCTATGAATATAAAGATGTTTATGTAAGTCTTTTGGCTTATTTAGGAAATGTGGCAGCCCGTATTGGTGCTAAGTATTCAATCCCAGCACCAACTGTCATCAACCTAGACGGTTACCCAGACCTTGCCAAATTGCCTAAAGGAGATTTAATTTTTGTCAGCGACTGGACACTAACCTCGGATGGGAATGTGTATGGTGACTATCATCAAATGTTGCTAGGTTTTAGCGTTGTGAACGATCCAAATCTCATGAAAATGGAAACAAAATACATGAATGAGTTGATGTTGGATATTGCACGTAGAAAACCTTGCCCCTCTCGTATTGATATTATGAAAGAAAATGGAACTGAACAGGTTGGGGTACTTGTTTTTTCTGAAGATTATGAAACAATGTCACCCAAAGTTACCAACTCCAGAGTATTTAAGTCAGTGCTGGTTAATATGTTGAGTCCTCAACGTTTGTTAGCTGAAACTGATGGTGCAAATGGATAAAGTTGATTATAATTCAACTAAACTATTAATAGTTTACAACAATTGTTGAGGATACTATGTCAGTACAAAACTTCGGTACAGCATTAGGTAATGGCTTCGTTTTAAACGAAGCAACGCTAATGATTGGAGCACTCGGTCAGGCAATGGATTTAACTGAAGAAAAACATTCTTTAGGTCTTTTCAAAAACCTTGCTGTGTCAAATGAAAAAACTTTTGCACCATTGAACCAAGGTGTTCGTCAAGATACTGTTCACCAGACTTTAACTAGCGACAACTGGACAATCTCTGGTAACGGTTATGAATATAACCCACGTACAATTTTGTACGCTTTAGGCCAAGCCGGTTACTCTGCAGACCCAACAGCCCCTCGCGTAATCTTGAATGTAACAGCTCCAGCTGCTGAAGCTACCTCTGAGATTACTGTTGAAGCTTCAACAGGTGTTGAAGAAGGCGACTGGATTGTTCTTCAATCAAGCGTAGGTGCAGCCGACGGTCTTGCATACCAGGTTGAAACAGTAGCTGCCAACGTAATTACTCTGGATCGTCCTTTAGTGGCTCCAGTTGTGGTTGGGGACAAATTGGTTAAATCTGTTTTGATTCAAACCAACGACCCAGACTCATGTTCAGGTGCAAGCTACTACTCAGCAAAAATCGTTTCTGCTGACGTAAACTGCAACCCTATCGTGTTGGTTATTCCAAAGCTTCAAATCACCTCTGGTTTGAACTTAACCTTCGGTGTGTCAGACTACAGCAACATGGCGTTCCAAGGAACACCAATGGCGTCAACTCGCCAAGATGCTTCTTATGATTTATATAAGAAACATGGCCAGTCTAAAGTATTCTTATTGACTTAAGAATATGCCATAATAAAACCCACCCTAGCGTGGGTTTTATTTTTTCTTGGAGTTTTTCAAATGTCTGATACTCAGAACATGGACACAGGCGTAAAAACATTTAACGTAGGCGGAAAACCGCGTGATTTGATGTTTTCTGCAGCAACCCGTTTTCGTTTATTTTTAAACATCCCAGTAGAGGATGTTCAAACATATATCACCTCTGATTTGTTCAAAATCAACGCTGTTGCTTTTCTCCTTTTTGGTAAAGAAGCCAAAGGTAAGAAGATCGACGAAATCCTGGATATGATTGAAGATGAAGGATTGAACGACGTTGAACTGGAAGAAATTGTAGGTTGGGTGCGTCAAAGAACATTAAATTTTATGTTGAAAGAAGCGGAAGAATCAGCGAAAGCCCTTCAGAAAGTCCTCCCACAAGCGACCGAATTAAGCAATACCTTGAATGGTTCTCAGATTTAAGTTTTGAAGAAGCCGTTTGTCTCAGTTTCAACATAAGACTTTCCCAACTGCATAACCTTCTTTGGGAAGTTACTATGGAAGATATTGAGACCCAGTTAAAGCTTTATTTACAAGAAAAACAAATTACTTTTCAGCAAGGTTATGAGCTGATGGTTTTGATTGCTAAAAGTATTCTTGGATCTTCTTCTAATGAAGAAGACACTAATGCTACAATTGACGCAAAGATTAAATCTCTGCCGACATTGAACAGCATTGACCAGGTTAAAGCCTGGTTCCAAGGAAACCAAGCAAATGGCTAATAACAGCAATCAAAGCAACTTAAACGTTGGATTAAACCTCAACGGTAACGCGGTATCTTCTGTAGCTCAACTTGTTAAACACATGGAGGCACTTAAAAAAGCTGCTGTCGATGTGGGAAACGCTCTTGATTCAGTAGATGCCAAAACTGAGGTAATGTCGGCACAGACGCTCAAGAAGCTGAATCAACAGATGAAGCTTCTTACGACTTCCCCTCAGATGTTGGAACAACAATATTATCAATCAATCAATAAGACCGCCCAAGCCGGGCGGTTGAACTCCCTCATCAACACAACAAAGCAGTTACATAATCCAAATACTCTAAACAAACTGATTGAAGAACATGGAGCGTCAACTGTAGAAAAGGCTATTGAAACTCGTCTGAATGCTGCTAACCTCAAGAAAGACACCAAAGCCATTCAACGTGCCCAGCTTGAAATGCAAACTTTCAAAGCAGAAATGGCTAAATATAATGTCAGCTTGAAAGGTCTTCAGCAAATTAAAGCAGAACAAGATGCCTTAGTTTCTCAAATGTTAAGCACACCAGTAGGCGCTGCAGCCCTACGCGGTGGTATGCAATCTAAATTAGGCCGAAACTACACAACAGCTGCTCAGGAAAAGCTGATTCGCCAATACATGGCTAATCCATCACAGTTGGCGCCTGAAAACGCATCCGGACTAGCTACTGCTGCACCAGATGTTTTAAAACAACAACAACAAATGAATGCTTCTAAAATTCAAGCAACCCAACGGTTGATGGGGCAATCACTATTAGAAGGTACTCCACAATCCAAAGCACAGTATGATTTACACGTAAAAACCCTAGCTGCTCTTGAAGATGAAAAAACCAAGCTTCAAGCCATTGGTAATTTGCGTCGAGCTAATCTACGTACACAGGATCAAGAGCTTAAAAAAATTCGTGAAACTACAGAGGCCACTAAAGCAAATGAAAAGCTTAATAGTCTCTTAAACGGTAATTTAAAAACTCGGACCTTGTCTGCAGAACAACTCATGCAGCTTCCACAAGATAATTTGCTAAACCGTGAAATCACTATGAAGACACGATTGAAACAAGCAAATGAAGCGATGCGCTTGTCCGAGTCTTTAGGAAATAAAAAAGCCCAAAAAGAGTCTGCTCAATTAGCTATTGCTTATCAAAAAGAACTGGACATGATCAGCCGCCGTAAAAAACAATTTGATCAAATAGATAAACCAAACGGAATGGTTTCTCGCTTCCAGGATATGTCTTCTGGAGAATCCAGTGGTGCGTTGTTGGGTATCCAGGGTATTTTGATGCGTAACTACATGCTATGGGGTGCCTTCGTTGGATCCATTGCAGGTTCCTACGCCTTCCTTCGTGATTTCGAACTGGCCTTGAAGCAAACCCAAGCTATTTCTCAGGCAACGAATACGCAGGTTGAACAGTTACGAGACAATATTCTTTCTGTAGCTGAAAACTCACGTTTCACAGCGATTGAAATTACTGAAGCTGCGACTGCACTTGCTCAAGCCGGTTTCTCAATGTCTGAGATTGAAACCACCCTTGAATCTGTGACTCTACTTGCAACAGCAACTGGCTCCACCTTGAAGGAAACGGTTGATATTGCAACAGCGTCATTGGGTGCTTTCCAATTGTCAGCATCAAACATGCCAAGCATTGTGAACCAAATCACCCAAGCGATGAACTTATCTAAACTGGATATTCAAAAATTCCAATTAGCTGTTCAATACGCAGGTAACGCTGCATCCGACGCAGGTTTAAACTTTGAAGAACTCCTGGCCTCTGTTTCTACAGTAGCCAATGCCGGTGTACGTTCGGGTTCCACACTTGGTACAGGTTTCCGTCAACTTCTGTCTGATTTGATTGCACCTTCTGCTAAGTTTGAGAAGATCTTGACTCGTTTAGGTTTAACGACTGCTGATGTGGATGTTCGAACCAACGGCCTGGTTGGTACATTGAAGCAGTTAAAAGAAGCCGGGTTTACAACGGCAGATGCTTATGAATCTTTCGAAGTGCGTTCAGTGGCGTTCTACACTGCTTTGGCCAACAACCTAGACACCTATGACGACCTTTTAGCAAACCTGGACAGTAATACTGCTGCCATGGATGCCAATGAAATTCAAATGAACTCATTGGGTGCCCAGACTGATCGAATGTTCAACCAATTCAAGGCAGTAGCCGAAGTGGTTGGGGGTCCTTTACGGGATGCTTTAACTGCCTTGTTCCGTTTGACTGCGGATATTTTTGTAGGAATTAAGGAATTAACCGACAACGGTTTGGTACGCTTCGTGGTTCAAGTAGCTGCAGGTGGTGCTGCTTTAGGTGGAACCGTTGTGGTGATGAAAGGTGTCATCGGCACATTGGCAGGTTTGGGTGGTGCTTTGAAAGCAGTCTCATTGGGCATGACTGCCACAGCAACAACCACAGTCGCTGCCGGAACTGCTGTCACTGTAATGGGAAGAACCATTGCCTTGACCAACCCGGTTATCTTCGCCCTGGCTGCTGCTTTGACTGCTGCAATCCTGGTAGCAACTAAATTTACCAAAGCAAATGAAGATTTAAAAAATTCAGTTGAAGACTCTAAAACCGTTGTGAACCAGTTGAAGGATTCCACTGCAAACCTACAAACGGTAATGGCCGAAACAGATAAGAAGATTGTTTCCCTGGAGTCTCGTTTTGAAAGTCTCCGCGATGACCCTGCTGCTGTTGCAGTTGAAATGACCAACTTGCAAAACAAGGCGATGGAACTAGGGGTCACCTTAGAAACTGACCTCAACAATGGTATTCAATCAGTCATTGATGGTTGGCGTGAACTCCGCCTGGAGCTGGGCAAAGAACTGGAAATGAACCTGGATCGTCAATTTGAAGAATTGAATATCCTGGCTGGACGTATGGCCCTGCTTCGTGCTGAAGAAATGAAGAACAAACCGCGTTTGGATTCTGTGAAAGGTGCTGAAGAAAACGGTTTTGACTTCATTGCCAATTACGGAAACCTGAAAGAACAAGCAGGGGATCCCCTTAATATGGCTAAATCGGCCATGAGTGGTGGGGATCCATCAACACGTGCAGCTGCCCGAACTACTTTAGCTACTATTTTTAATGAGGTAGCAAAAGCAAGCGAAGTGACTTTAACAAGCACTGAGTTAATGGATCGGGTGACTACGGTTGAAGAAGCGGTCCGAAACATCGATTCGTATACAACAGAACAAATCGTGGCCAATCAACCTAAATGGAACCAGATGATTGGTGAGGTGTTAGGAAGTCTACGTGTCGCAACAGATGACTATCGTAAATCAAGTAACACGACTAAGTTCAGTGCTGAATCCCGGGCGAATGCTAAAAAATCGGCAGCCACCTTGGTTTCTGTGTCTGAAGCTATTCAGAACTTACAAACCACTCTGAACTCAGTGGCCCAACCTGGACGAGAAGCTAGAACGGTAGGTGGTCAAGCATCGGTTCAAGGGTACGTAAACCAGTATGGCCAAAGTGCCGAAGTCGCGCTTAGATCTATGTCAGCTGCAGAACATAAGAAAATTAAATATAACGATCCACGCCTTGATGCCTACACAGTTCAAAAAGGCATGGAAAAAGACATGGACTGGGCCATTCCCCTACTCCTTGCAATTCGCAAGGACGGTGAAGCTTCAAATAATAATCAGACTTCACCAAAGGGTGCCAAGTCTGTTATGCAGTTCATGCCTAAAACTTGGGGTGACTTCAATAAGGGAGGTAAACGCGATTTAAATAACCCAGCGGATACGATTGATGCAGCTTACGATTTCGTAAATTGGATCAGTAAAAAATATAACACTACTGACCCTGCTGTAATTGCTGCTTATTATAATGGCGGTGATAATGATGCTATTTCAGTTCAAAAAACAGGAAAGGCTGTTGATAAAGAAGCTCAAAAATATGTTCCAAAAGTTATGGCAGGTTACCGTAAGTATTCCTCACAGAAAGGGTTTGTCACCACTGGTAATTTACCTCTGGATGAAAACGCCGAAGTCGGTTTAATGCGGAAAGAATACTTGGAAAGCCAAAAGCAAAAGGTTTCAGATGCCCTGACCGCCTTGGGTGATGCTTCTAAATATTCTGCAGAACAGAAAAAACTTGCTGAAGACTATCGCAGTCGTTTAACCGCTTTGGATCAGTTGCTTTCTCAAGCTTCAAGTGAAACTATGAACGTCCTTCGAAATGCTCAATTACAGCATCAACAAGAAGTGAAGAAAAAAGATTCACAGCTTAAACTTCAGGACCAACGGGCGACTCAGGAAATTGAAAATATTGAGTACGAGATTAAAGAATTTGAACGAGACATGGCCCTACGTGGTTTTACGAAAAGCGATGTAGCAGGTCGTGATTCTTTATACAAAAAACTGGCAGATGCTAAAAAAGCCCAGCTGGAACTTAAAAATCAAATTCGTTTGAATATGTCTTATGAGTATAAAGAAGATCAAATCCTTACAAACGCCACATTGGAGCAAATGGCCAATGAGCAACTGGACTTTGATATTCAGAAAGTGGATCGTGAATCGGAAACCAAGCGGAAAGAAGGCTTGAAAACTTTAGCCAAAGAGTTCGCTGATAAGATCAAAGAACAAAACGATCTGTTTATCACCACGTTCAAAAACGAACTGTTAAGTATCAAGAACGAGTATGATGAAGCTATGTCTATTCTCGACTTTGACCGTAAACAGGCAGACAGAAATTTCCGTGAGTTCAATGGTTTATCTAGTTTGAGTCGTGAACGTGCTTTGATGGATGATCCACGATACCGTGATCAATATACAGATACTCAACGAAGCAAAATAGATCGTGAAATTGAGTTGTTGTCTAATCAGGCGACACGTGCCCAGACTCCTTACCTGGAAGCGGATCGTAATGCAAAAGTTGAACAAGTGAAGAAGCTTGAAGATGCTTTAAACTCACTGGTCCTTAAACGTAAAGAAGCCGAAGTCGAGTTTGATTTGAAGATCAACCGCTCTGGTTTAGATCAAACACAAGTAACTACTTTAAAAGCAGAACTTGAAAAAGATTTGAACAAGAACGAGAAAGAGGTCAACAAACATCGTGAAGAAATTTGGGCACTACAGGACACTATCGCAAACCTGGATCTGGAAATCAAAGCAGCCCGTAACAATGGCCTTCCAGAACAAATGGACATGGGTTCAATCTTCCGTGAAAAGGCTGCGGAAACTTATCGTCTGACCCAAACCTCTGCAGCAATGGACAGCAACATCACAACCGTTCTGGACGGAATCAACGGCGCGTTCAACAACCTAATCAACACAGCGATTGATGCCAGTGACAACGTCGATGACTTCTTTAAGATCCTGACCGGTGGTGCTGAAGGTACACGTGAAGCGTTCAAAGCCATGGGTTACAGCATTGTCCAAACCATGGCCAAGATTGTTCAAGACACCATGGTTAAGAAGTTCATGAGTATGATGATGAACTGGATTTTCCCAGAAGGGGGCGCATCTGTTGGAGGTGGCGGAGGTATTTTAGGAACTATTGTCGGAAGTATTGCCGGAGCCTTTGGCCAGGGTGTGGTTTCTGGAACAGGTACACTTTGGGGAATGCCGGCTGCGAACGCACCAACAGGTATGACTGGCACGATTGGCGCCGGCGGTGGTGTTTCTTATATGTCCCAAGGTGGCCGGGTGGTTGGTTCAAATAAGAACGTCGATGACGTACCTATCATGGGGGCCGATGGTGAGTACATGTTGCCAAGCAGCGTGACCGAAACCGTTGGTTTAGGATTCCTGGAACGTCTGCGTAAAGATCCAAACTCGGTGGTAAACGATAAGATCAAAATCAACACAGAAGGTAAAGGAAAAGCGCAAGTACCAAGCTTTACCAACGTGTATGTGGTTTCACCGGATAAAGTACCTTCAAGCACATCGCAATCTGATATTATTGTTGCAGTCGAAGACAACATCAGCCGAAATGGTTCGTTGAAACAATTAATTAAGCAGGTAGCTAATGGCTAAATTTAACTACAGTCAAACCTTTCAGAGACGAGTCATTAGTGACTCGCCTCTGGAGCGATTCCAATGGGATATGTTTGCTTTTGACACACAATATAATGAACCCTTTGGGCATGTAAGTTTAGGTCAAACGTCTAGTCAGGGCTTTGTCCCTGATCAGGCTATGCGTCCTATTCGTATTTTCAACCTGGATTTTTCAGGGATGAAAATTTACGATGAAAACCCAGGGGATTATCCCTTAAACACCAACTTTAATTATCTCTATGATTTTTATTTAAGACATGGAACCCACAAAAGGTTTGTTTTCGAACATCCAGTATATGGTGATTTAATTGTTCGTTTTGGGAAACCATTAAGTGTGCCTAAAAAGACCCCCAATGGTTTAGGGTCACTGCAGACATTTCAAATCCTGTTAATTGAAAGCATTACTACCCATTATATGTTTTCAGAAACAGAATCGTTTGAAGGTGAACTTCCTTTTCACGCTTCTTTTTATGATGTGGAAATCGATACTGAGGAAGACACTTTGGTAGCTCCGTTGGGTGGCAACTACGAAATGGTTTTTAAACGAGCTAAGAAACCACTTCGGACCTTCAAATTGTCTGTTCAAGGACTGAGATATTTTCTAAAACCCGATGGTTCTTTAGACCCTTCTCCTTGTCCAGATCAGAATATGTTCCTCTTGGAATTATTTTATTTAAAACACCGCCTACGTGATCGCTTTATTTTCAGCTATATGGGTGAAGATACTTACGTCAGATTCAAAGAACCACTTTCGATTCCAAAGGTTGAAGGCAACACGGGTGTGTTAGGTTCTATCGAACTTACTTTGATTGAAACACCAAACAAACCGATTTATGAAATTTCTGATTTGAAAGTGAGTAAACCAGAATGAGTACAAACTTAGACTATGAAAAAATAACGAAGCTACAGCAACAGAATACGATTTATTTGCTGAAAATTAAAATGCCGGACGGACGGTATATTTTTATTTGTGATAGTTTTGAGATTGATTATTTAGGAGATAAATATCAATACTTGGAATTTACCATGTCTGGGGACAAACAATCCCAAACAGGTGAAAAATCACGTCCAACTTTAAATATCTCCAATCCTAATTATTTTCTCAACCCACTGGCCTTGTCAGGTGAATTAATAGGTGCTTTAGTCACTCGCTATCAACTGGAAGCCACCTTCGACGGTTCCACCCAAATCCAACTGGTCAGAAGTAACCAATGGAAGATTTACCAAATTAGTGGTGTGAGCACTAATTTAGTTTTACAATTAAGAACCTTAGTGGACTCAGCAAGTCGTACAGTTCCACCAAGGCAGTATTTCCCTCCAATGTTCAACCATGTGAATGTGTGATATGTCTAATATTATTCCTTATGAAAAATATAAACACGTTCTCGACTACCCTGAGCATAAGCTCGGGGTTTTTGACTGCTACACAGTCATCCGGGACGTTTTGAAAGAAGCCTATGGTGTAGTGATTCCAAACTATGCCCGACCTGAGCATTTTTATTTACCCGAGCTGGATTTGTTTTCAAAGATAGCAACGGAAGATTTTTTTATTGAACGCCCAACCCTGGACGTGAAACAGTTTCAGGCAGGGGATGTTTTGTCTTTTAAAATACAATGCTCAAACGTCAACCATGTTGGTATCTATCTGGGAAATAACCTTTTCTTACACCAGGTTCGGGATGCTTTACCACGTGAGGATAATCTAAGTATCTCTTGGTTGAGAAGATTGGCTGCGGTACACTACCATCAAGACGTTGATCAAGAAAAAGTATTGGTCGATTTAATCGACCTAATGCCCGATCATTTGAAGGTTGAAAGATATGTCACATAATTTTTGGCATCCGGAATTAGAACTTTGCGGATTCCTTTTAAAAGACCAAACAGTGGTCCAAGTAACAAACAAAAGTGCTAATCCTTATAGCACTTTTGAAATATCTGAGGAAGATATTCAAAAAATTGGGTTAGAAAACATCGAAATCTTTTGGCATAGTCATCCTAATAATGATGAAAACTTATCGCTTCAAGATTATCGTTCTTTTCTACAATATCCACACCACAAACATCGTATTTATACAGAGAATGGTTTTGCTGAATATTACGTGCGCCGTGGTTTTGTTCTGCGAGTAGAAGAATGATTTTAAAATTTCATGAAGATTTACGTTTTCTATTTCCTGAACAGGTAAATATTGAAGCAGCTACGCCTTTAGATGCCTTAAAACTTATCGCAGTTCAACATCCAATGAATGGCAAGATTGAACCTGTACCGGTTCGGATCAAAGAATTACGCGAGTTAGAGCTTACGATTGATCCAACACTTGCTGACTCAGGCCGGGTCTATGAAATCGTCCCTGCCAATGCCTTGGAAATTAGCCCAGGCTATGCTGGAGCCAGTGGCGACAATGGTTTATTAAACATTGTTATTGGGGTGGTGTTAATCGCAGTCGCAGTCTTTGCTCCTTACATGGCTGGTGCTGCTTTAGCAACTACAACAACTGCTGCAGGTACAACGGTATTCGCATCTGGTACGTTTGCTGCTTATGCTGCATCTGCCGCTATGTCTATCGGTATTAGCCTGGTTTTAACTGGGGCGATGCAGTTATTGGCACCAAACAAAAAAGACAACAATGAAGGCAATTACAAGTCCAGGGTTTTTGGATCTGCCACAACGACAGAAGTAGGTACACCGATTCCGATTATTTTTGGACGTCACTTGACCTATTTCCATTTGTTTAGTTTTAACGTAGATGCCAGAAACTACAATGGTTTAGATGACCCCGATGATTCACCTTATTTTAAAGGCAAAGCAGACGAGTTTTTACCTACTGTGAACCTGAATAAATTTTATGGTTATTTAAAAGCCGGTGATAAAGTTTATTTAAATCAAACAGACAATCAAACATACCGTACTGGGAGTGAATTCTAATGGGTGGAAAAAAAGGTAAATCCCCTACCATGACGGCAGACAACCTGTTCAACCAAGATACAGTAGAGTTAGGTCTTGCCATTTGTGAAGGAACCATCCGGGGTTTAACCAACGGATTGAAGACAATGTATGTCGGAGGTACACCGGTAGAATCAGAGACTGGGGAATTAAACTTTCAGGACTTAGGGATCAGTATTAAGCAAGGCTACTTTGATGATCAACCGACTCGTTATTTAATGGGGGGTGAAGCTTCAATTTTAAACACTGCAAGTAGTGTGTCTTTACCGGCCGATATTACTCGAACGTTTACTACACCGACCAGTTTTCGGGGTACGTTGTCTTTTATAGATATACGCCTTCTTGTTCAAGCACTTTATGCTGGAGACAGCGGTGGAAACATATATGAAAGTTCAGTTCTTTTAGAAGTAAAATATAGAAAAACAGGTGACACTGAATGGCGTTACGTTTTGAAGGGAACTCAAGAAATGATTGAGTACCGAAAACGTGTAAATACATTACGTCAAGAGGCTGCAGACCGTGGTTTGAATTTTGATTTAATGTCGGATGAAGAACAGCTAGAGTTTGAATTATCTGTTCTAAAAACCATGAAGAATATCACCACTGATGATATTGCAGCTTTTAACGAAGGTATGATCGATTACACCTCAACCAATTTTAGAGGTGGACGTGTCTACTCCAACGGGGCTGTTCTACTACCTACCAGCCAGAAGGTTAAGACAAGGGGGTTTGTTCAAAAACACTCTATCCTTGCTGATTACCAGAAGCAAGATCCAGATTTGACCCTTGAACAATTACAGTATGAATATATGGCCCTGCATGGTAAAACCACCAGTGGTTATATTCATGAAGTTTGTATCCCTATTTTTGACAACGAAGATGACACCCACGACTGGGAAATTCAGATTACACGTAAAAGTAAAGAACTGACTGCTGACGAGAAAAAATTCTCTGGTAAAGAGATAGTTATTGAAAGCATAGCATTAGTCACCGAGCAAGAGCGTTCTTATTCCAAAGTGGCCACTTGTCAGGTTGTTGCCCAACACACAGATCGTTTTAACCAGATTCCTGATTTCTCTGGGGAGTTCGATGGTTTCATGTGTGAAGTACCAACCAATTATAATCCAGATGCCAGAACCTGGGCTGGGGTTTGGGATGGACGCTTTAAACGAGCGTGGACAAACAATAATGCTTTGATTTTACGTGAATTAATCATGAACAGGGACTGGGGAAAGCGAAGTGTTGAACCCATGATTACGATGGATAACACTTCTCTATTCGAAGCAATCCAGTGGTGTGATGAAGAAATAAAAGATATTTCTGGGGAAATGAAGCCAAGACATACCTTTAATATGGTGGTTCAAGATCAACAAAACCTGGATGACTTTATTACGCTTGTAGCAGGTACTTTTCATTCTGCAGTTCGTGAAGTAATGGGCGTCAACTACATTTTTATTGATCGACCTAAAACACCTAAATTTTTTGTGTGTCCAGAAACTATTTTGCAGACCGATTTTCATTTCACAATGATGGATTTGCAAACCCAATATAATGAAATTAAGGTTAGTTTCCCGAACGCGGACAACAACTACACTGAGGATCGTCGTCGCGTGATTGACGAGCCAAGTATTGTACGCAACGGTTACATTCCTTATTCTTTTCAAGCCACCGGTGTGACCAACTTGACTGAAGCTTTACGTCAGGCTGCGTATATCCTATACACCAACCGTGACGAGAATATTTTTGCGACCTATTCACAGCCACGTTTGGGCCACTTGGTGAATTTATATGACACCTTTTACCTTGCGTGTAAAAACAATGGTTGGGGGAATAGCGCACGTATCGCTGGATATGATCAGAGGACAGGAATTATCACTTTACGTGACCCTATCCTGGAACTGCCTAGTTCTGAAAGCTACTCAATTACGTATCACAAACCTGCAGGTTTAGAAACAATCCAGGTTAAAACCATAGATGGTCTTCGTCTTCAAGTGGAAGGTGCTTATATAGATTTTGCCAAGCATGGTTACTTGGTAGAAGAAGCGCCTATCATCATCGCCGGTGGTAGTTATGGTGCACCTAAAACTTTCCGTGTGATTGAAATGAATCAGACAGATTCAGACAACGTGGCTCAAGGTGAATTATTTACCTTTAAAACTTGTATTGTCTCTACTTCAAAATACGCCAAGTTGGATAATATTTGGGATGAAGAAAACCTGGATTTAGGACTGGAAAAAGAACTGGTAATCTATAAACGTGAAAAAACACCAAGCAAACCTAAAGATGTTCGCTTGTACGCTATGGATAAAGGTAATGCTGAAGGCCAGCTGGTTTATAAGCTAATTTTTGAGGCGGATATACAGGCACCTGAGTATGAAGTTATCTGGGTAAATGAAGACTCTGGTGAGATTCGCCAGACATATATTCAAAATACTGAAGATCTACTGGCTCCGGCCTTTGACTACAATATTCCTGTCAGCATTAAAATAACCCCAATAAACTACGCTGGTGAACGGATGGATTCTGTAATTATGCAGAAAGTAGCACCTTCCTCTTTTATCCAGACTCAAATACCTGGTTTGGTTAGCATGACCTATGATGATTCCTTGGGGGGTGTGACCTTTACATGGGATAGTGATTCTGAAGACATTTTCCCATACAATCATATCCTGGTTGATTATCGAAGCCCATCGAATATTAAAACAGGGATCAGGTTAGCAAAAGACCTTCGAAGCTTCACTGTTCCATTTGGAGGTTCTGGGGATTATGTTGTTCAAATCAGCTACGTAGTCACCCCAGTGGAAGGTTTAGGTTATTCGGGTGAAGTTGCTGGACCAGTTTGGACTTATTCTTTAGACGCTACAGAAATTGAATCCAAGCTAAATATCCCTACAAACCTGGATTTGAACATGGTAAAAACTATGGTGGTTTCATCCTCGTCTAATCAAGGGGAAATTATCCCTGCTCCTACAGGTTACGGTTTCATTAGTAGTTTTTCTTTTAATATTCCAGGCAGACTCACCAACCTGGAAGTAGCTTCTAACAAACAACCGTTCGCCTTGGAATACACACCATCTTCTGTAACTACTGGTGCGACATGGACGGAATTTACCTATTTTGGTGAAAACCCTACCTTGAAAGTGAACGTAAAAACAGTAGATGGGAACCCTAAAATCATATTGCAAAAATCTGATTTAACACCATCGCAGTCTTTCAAACTAGGCGGCTGGTTCCGTATCAAAGCCCGGTATGTAGAAGGTGGTTTTGATTCAGTCAAAGACTCAGACTGGGTCATGATCCAGATTCCGACTAATGTACCTGATGAATCTTTATTTAACCCTGAAGATCTTTACGAACAACAGCTTAATTAACATGCTAAAATGCGCTCTATCTAGGGCGCATTTTATTTTGAGTGATTATGTCTACAGCTTCTCAACCAGTTTACAATTTTGTTTTCGACCTTGAACAAATTAAAACTCAAGTAAATAATCTTGCTGCTCGAATTGGTCAAGACATTAAAGCGTTACGTGACAATACTGATTTAGGAACATATAAACTAACCGGTTTGAATGTAAACCTAACTGGGGCTGTGACCTCAACTGATACTATTGTTCAGGCCATTGGTAGACTTCAAAAACAAGCAAATGATGCTTTAAGAACAACAACCCTTTCTGCATCTTCCAACGCTGACAATCTATCTGGTTCTGGTTTGTTTGTGATCTCAGCCCCAGCCACGGCTAATAACTTTCCAACAACAGTGTCTGGATCCTTGACCCAGGCTGTGATAGGTTCTTCTAAAACACAACAATATTTAACCAATACAGGTTTATTTTATGTACGTGGTTATAATGGTTCCACATGGTCTGAATGGCGTTCAATTTAAAGACGTAAAAAAGCCACTCGTTTGAGTGGCTTTTCTTTGACTTAGATTAAGCCCAGTTCTTTTTCAATGTCAGAATCTTTTTTGAATCCGACTTTTGGATACTTCCAATCACCAACCATGGCACCGATTTGGTAGTTTGTACCGGCTGTTTCAAAGAAGTTGTCCAGAGATCCGGCAAATAAAGAAGATGCCCAAGTCAATTCAAGAATATCACCTACTTCCGGGAACAGTTTAGGCGCATTAATATTCAATTTTTTCAAACGAATATTGGCCAGTTGTTTCAGGAAAACTTCAATATCTTCAATGGTAAGCCCAGGCAGTGCTCCTCGTTTGAACACAGCCTTGGCATAATTCACACCACGTGTCACAGCACCACGGAACATTTCCAGAATGGCTTTATACAGTTTTTTGTATTGTTTAGAACCAACAAAATCTGGGTTTTCTTCCAGTTCTTTGTTGAAGAACCAGGTTAGGATGTAACAGTGGTCGTTTTCATCACGGCCAGACCAGGATACGACTTCTTGACCCAATGCTTTCATTTTACCAAAGCGTGAATCATTCAAAAGCATCAAGAAAATGCCGTAGATACCTACACCTTCACCACAAACATGAATGGTTAAATCTGCCAGGCGTTCTGCAACACCTTTACCTTCAAACTGCTTGGCCAGCATGAAGTTACGTTGTTCAGCTACTTCATCCACATTTAATAGTTCAGAGTATTCAATACGTGGAATACCAAACTGGTCTGGGAGCATATCGTAGCAATCAACGTGAGTCATTTCACGGTCGATGATACGAGCAAGTGCCATACGTAGTTCTGGTTGCTTGTAGTGTTTCGCCAAACGGTCGAAGTAAGACGCTGCCACATCGACGTCTGCTTGCGTGAAATAGTTCAGCAAAAACTGACGTGGAGCACGTTCTTCATCCGTCATGGCCTTCCAATCAGCTACGTCTTCGTGAAGTGTACGTACTTCTTCACGGGTCCAGTTCATGCGACGATGATCTTCAGCCATTTTGTAAGCTTCTGGATAACGACGGGGCTGTAAATAGGCCCGTGAATCTGTTAGCTTCAGCTCCCAGAAGCCTTCAGGCATCTGGGATTTGTTTTCATTAACGTTGTTTTCTAAATGGTCCATGGTTTATCCTTCACACGCCAGGCAAGCTTCAAAAGTAGAGTGTTTTGAGTAGTCAATCGTTTGGATGCGTTCAATCAACTTATCCGCGAAAGCATCACCAGACTTAACCGGTTTGGTGCGTACATAGTAGCGAGATTTCAGGCCACGTTTCCACATGTGGAAATGTACTGCATTCACATACTCACGTGGTACATCAGGCATAAAGAACAGGTTCACAGAAATAGCCTGGCAAACAAATTCCTGAGCTACAGCAGCATGTTCAACAATCCACATCTGATCCACTTCGAACGCTGTACGCAAGTACAGTTTTTCGTTGTCAGTTAAGATTTCTAAATGCTGCACAGAACCATCGTTGTCTTTAATAGACTTCAAAGTTTCTGGTGTGTTGATGCCATGGCGGTCAAGTACGCGAACCAAGGCTGGTTCAACAACTTCGAATGTGCCTGATTTTGTTTTTTGAGTGTAGATATTCTCAAAACGTTTTTCCATTGCTGGAGTTTTACCACCTGCAATAGTTGAGTTCGTAGCAGTCGGAGCAATGGCCATAAGGTGGCTGTTACGTCGCCCTGTGCCTTCCATATCCGGAGCTTCACCACGTTCTGTACCTAGACGTAGGCTTGCTTCAACAGCGTTGGCTTTGATGCCTTTAAACGCTTCATACGTGATGGTTAATGCTTCACGTGACTCGTAAGGAATCTCATTGGCCATGAAGTAGGAATCCAGACCCATTACACCAAGGCCGACAGCACGTTCACGCTTCGCAGAATAGACCGCTTTTTTGTAGCCCATTACATGACGTTCAACAATATTTTTTGACATGTTATCAATAATATTGTTGAACTGTTCTTCGCCACCGTAGGTGTTGATTTTACGAATTTCTTCTGCTAATTCGCTGTCTTTGTTTTCATGGTTTGTCAATGCAGAGAGTAAATCTTCACGAATCGTGGCACGTAAAGAATCCCAGTCGTAATCCTTGGTACAAGCATAGATCGCATTTTCAATGAAGTATTGAAGAACGTTGTCCAGGAACTCGATACAGTCAGAAATAAATAAAGGGTCGTCTTTCCACTCGTCATATTTCGACATGTTGACTGAAGATAAACAGCAAACCGCAGTTCGATCTTTATTGGTTGGGAGCGTGATTTCGGTACAGATATTGACTGTGTTTACTTTCAGACCTAAAGCGCGTTGAACACTTGGTAATTTGTCGTTTGAAGTGTCAATCCAGTGGATAAATGGACAGCCGGTTTCAAACGGTGTTTCCATCATTAATTCCCACAAGTAACGTGCAGAAATTGTTTTAACGGTGTTACCTTCGTGATCGATTAAAGCCCATTGAGCATCTTCAATCACAGCATACATAAAGGCATCTGAAACGTTTACAGACTGGAAAATATTTCGTGAACGTTTGTTTGGATCCCCAGACATTTTACGAGATTCAATAAATTCAACAATCTCAGGATGGTTATCACGGATTGAACCACCATAAACACCACGGCGGTTATTACCTTGATGTGTAGCTACAATCATACCATCAGTGACGTGGTAGAATGGAACCAAGCCGCCAGTCTTTGAACCCGTAGAGGTTGTTGAGTTGACCGGACGTAAATCACCCCAGTAAGCTTTGTAACCACCACCACCAGATGCCAGCCACATTTCTTCATAGTAGTGGAAACCAATACCTTCACGCGAATCCGGTACGTAGCCAACGAAGCAAGAAATAGGCAAAGCCCCAAGCACTGATTCGTAATTTTCTGCTTTGAAATTGTCAATCCAGTTTTCTGAGAATTTTAAACGAACTGGTGCGTTCGACAGAACTGGTGATGCGTACCCCAACCATTGTTTACTTGAATAACCATACATACGTTCAGCATGTGCAGCGTTGGAAGCAAAAGCGGTCGATGTTCTTAGAAAGGCGTGTTGTGGTGATGATTCATTTGTCTTTAAGTAGCGATCTTCTAGTGTTGCTTTACCAAAATTGGTCAGAAGCTCGTCACGTGAATAATCTAAAATATGCTCTAACAACATTTGATTACCTTGAAATTAAAACGGACACAAAATGTGTCCGTTACGTTGACTGAATGTTGTCTAATTTAAATGAAATAGCACTGAATTAACAGTCTTGACTTTCTTAAATCACATGGTTTCTATGGTCGGAATTGGTCGAACATCTAAGACAATGTTTTTAAATAAGCGTAAGACTTGGTCTTTTAGACCTACATAGGTTACGTTGTTGTGTAAACCAAAGTTTGGGTTCTTCACGTAGTTACGTGAGTCACCTTCAAAAGTAAATCCAGGGCGGTGAACAGCGACAGAAATCACATGAGCGTCCGGAATCATTTTACGAACTGTGTCAATTTCATAGTCAAAGCCCAGGTCGGGGACAACAATCACCGCTGCTTCATTGCTTTGTTCACGTTGGAGCTGAATCAACTCAGCAATGGTATCTGCAGTCCCACGTGCAATAAAATCTTGTCCATATTTTGGTTTGAGAACTTTCTCAGCCAGGTAAATTAAAATATCTCGTGGTGTCATCACAGCACCTGTTTCACCTGCAGCCATGGTCAACATTGGTTTGTCTTTTAAGTCACCATTCTGGCAAACAGAAGCCCAGAAGTTAAAATCCAAACCTAAAATCTTGGCGCATTCTCTATATAAAACTTCCTTGAAATAAGCGTAATGTACTTCAGGAAAGTGTTCCATGATAATTTCACAGGCTGAGTCCTTGCCTGAGCGTGGAGGGCCATTAAACATAATTACAAGCGGTTTATTTAATTTTTTGATTTTAAAAGTTTTTTCTTTTTCCATTGCCTTTTCATCCGCTGTTTTCTCTGCCTTGATCTCGGTCATTAACTTGCCAAAGTTAGGCAATACACGTGTTTCAGCATATTCCTTAGCTTGAGCATGTGTCGGGAATACCACACCTTTAATGAGCGAACATCTGTAATCTTCTTGAACTGCTTCTACGTCACTATGTGCTGATGGGCAACCAAGCTGGGAATTAAAAAATGCGTGTCTTTCCATATCGCTGGCTATGATTTCTTCCATAGTCGGTGCTTTAAACCAAGTTAGTTTTTCTTCCTCAGTCAATTGGCCGTGATGACTGTAAAGCTTGGTTAAATAAGCTAAACGACTTGAAGGCTGTTGTCCTTCCTGAACGCTAACACCTGTTGGTTTAACAAAACCACCAGTTGGAGATTGCTTTTTATCCATTACTTTTTTAATCAAACCAGGGATTGGGCTGTATTTCGGTTCAGGAATCACAATATTAATCACATTCTGAACAGGTTTTGCAGCGTCCAGGATCTGTGACAGTAACTTGTTCCCTGCCGGTTGTTGTATCTGTACATTTCCACCGGTTTTGGTTTTGGTGTCATAGTAGCTGACATTAAGAACGTTTTTATCCATGGGTTGACCTTTAAATTTTAGGTAATAAAAAAGCGACCCATTTCTGGATCACTTTTTTAATTTAACACTACACTTTTGGAATTACAATAGGTGCACCAAACTCTTTTTCTTCATAATAAGCACGATATTGAATAAATCCGTCGAAGTTACGACTACGGATGTGTTTCTCACGCGCTGCGTATGCTTGATGCTCCAATGGTGATGCGTGAATTGGAACAGACTCAGCCAACATTTTGAAGGTGTTGATCTCACGTTCCGGATTAGGAACCACACCTTCTTGAGTCAAATAACTGGTACGTGCACAACGAGCAGCACTTAACTTGGCCAAGTGATAAGGAAACTTGCGATACTTGGTACGTTCTTCTTCTGAAACATAAGGAAGGTGCCACTGGAAAGCATCTGTCTCATGACCTTTGTTCGACACTTTACGATAACCATTGCTTAAATCCAGACGGTTTAATTCTTCTTCAACCATTAATGCGAGAAGAATAATCTCTGGCTGTGCATCATCATGTAAACGCAGATGTAGATAGTTCTGCCAGTCGGTGGCGGTCATCACCTGACGAATATAGGTGTGTGGTTCGAGTAGGCGATTGGTCCATTGTTTGTGTAAGCCTAGTTTAGCCAACAGGAACACAATCAGATAAGTGAACCAGGCATGGCTACGCCATAGGATGTGGCAAAGAATCGCTTTCCATTTAGGCATGGTTTCTGCAGATTGCATACCACTTTTATTTAAACCCCAGAATAAAGGAATCACTGGGACTTTCATTAAAGATAAAAGCATACGAAGTACAGGAATAGCCCGGCTTGACCCTGTATTACGTGATTTTTTACGGTGGGTGTTTTGTTCGGCTAAAATGAAACGTGGAAAGTACATTTCAAAAGTCACAATCTTGGCACCAGTCAGTGTGCATTTTGTGGCTTCAATTACTTTAGCGTAGGTCGGAATATTACCCCGATTTTTGTAAAGAAAGTCTTTAATTGTTTGTACGTTAATTTTCACAAAATTTTCCTTAGAAGCGGTTGCCAATCATTTCATCTAATAACTCATTGAACAAACGAGTCGGGATTGTGCCATGTGAGCCATGCTTTTGAATAGCGCGTTGTTTAATGGCTTGAACCATTTCTTTTGTCAGCAAACTACCTACTTTGGCTGCAGCCGTTTTGGTTGGTTTGATTTTTACCTCTGGAAGTTCATCATAGTGAACATCATGGAAATAAACGGATTTCAGGAACTTGTTTGGGGCATAGTGTTCGCCTTTTTCTGTGTCCCATTGTTCTTCGTGGATGGTACGTACCGGATAGAGTTCCCCTACGATTCCCAGATCTGGGCGATCTAAAGAAATAGGGTGAATTTCCGCTTGAATACCGATTGCTTTATATTTTTCAATTGTCATTTCAGCTTCTTCAAGCGTTTTAGGAATGCGTGACATATTGAAAGCACACATACGCTTGTAGTCAGCATCCAGATCCAGGCCACCGATAACACCTTGTTGACCAAAAGCGAGTAATACAATATCAGCAACAGCGTCACGAACCTGGCCTAAGTCACCTGCAGCTGCAGCTTTCTTACCTTCCAGCAATTCTGACTCAATTAAATTAAACTGGTTGATGACAGCGTCGGCTTCTACTTCCATTTCTGGAGTACGACCTGCACGAAGATTGATTAATGCTGCAGTCTGAGCAGCCCCTAAGTTTTCAAGCTGTTCCATGTTTTCTTGAATTGAAACTGGTAATTCTAAGTCTGCCATGATGGATTCCAAAAGATTTGTGTTAAAGAAAACACCAGCTTCTATAAGCTGGTGTTTGCTACTTGTCGGGTAGTGGTTACAGATTACTTTTCAATTTCAACTTTGTCAATGAAATCAAACGTGAAATTTTCTTTTCCATATTCGCCTGATTTAAGCTGTATTTTTCCAACCATCTGCCAATATAGGCCATGTCCTTTTTCATTCACAACTATAGCGACCAGACGGACGAAATCACATTTAAACATCCGGCCTTTATGGTAATCAGATAATTTAGGAACCTTCCCCTTCTGGTGTGGCAAAATCCCTTTATCCATCCAGGTCAGTGTGTCGTAAGGATACAGATCAGACTTGTACTCGCCTATTTTAAACTCCTGACCTATCCACTGCTTAGGACAAAAACGTTCAAATATTTCGGTTTTTATGTCGTCCATATCGTCATAAATAGCATCACGTTTATCTTCTAACTCTTTGATTTCACGATATTTTTTACCAGTTGTGAGTACCAGTTGTGTTAATGTTTTTTCCATTTTATACCTCAATCACATTGTCAATTCGTTCAAGCTCACGGTGGCTGATCATAATAATCTGCTTCATGGATCCATTTAACATTTCAGTCAAGGAATCAAGTACAGCCTGTGCCCGGTTATTACGCATGGAAGCATCAACTTCATCGGCCATAAGCACTGGAAAAACAGAGTTCGTCAACACTTGACCCAAAGCCATTCGTAAACTTAAATGGCCCAAAGCACGACCCGAAATAGAAAGTGCTTCAATTGGTTGATCACCTACCAGGATCTCCATATCATCGGTTAAGGTGATTTTGAAATGTTTACCTTCCGACATTTTATAAAGCCAGGTAGATGCTACTGCATTTACACTTGGCAAGATCGTAGTCTTGATCTTGGCCTTGAACGTGTTCAAGGTGTCGATTGCTAACTTTTCCTGATCTACTTCGTGACTTGCCAATGCGAAGTTATTGTTCCAGTCGGAGAAAAGTTGATCTAAACGGAAATATTCTTTCCACGCTTCAAACCACTTGGTATTTTCTTGCAGGGATTGTTCCACAACCTTTAATTCAGTCTGTGCTTGTTGCAATGCTTCTGCATCAAATGGTTCCAAGGCATCTTTTGACTTCCGCCATTGGTCCATAATTTGTTTGTTACGTTCATTCTGCACATGATTGGCCATAGCCTGTTCAGCTTTATCTAAAGCTTCATCACTGTGGTTCTGCTCATTGAATTCTTTCAACTCATGTTCAGCCTCAACAACAGCTTGATTTAATTTAAGTTCTTTATCAGCCCAGACATAGAAGTTTTCTAAGCGACAGTTATAGTCTGTTTCACGTTCCAAAGCAGCAACGTGGTCATCCAAGGCTTCTTCTGAGTACCAGTTTTTGTCAAAGTCAACCAGCTGGTTTTTAAAACCTGCCAATTGATTTTTATAATCCTCTACAGAATGGGTAATGTGTTCCAGGTCTTTATTTTTATTGATCAATTCCTGAGAAGTAATCAAAGGTTTTTCAACCATTTCTGGTAAGTGGCTGTAGTGTGCCTGAATATGGTCAATTGCCAGAAGCACTTCACCTTCACAATGATTGCAGGTGATCGATCCCTTTTCCTTGAGTCGTTGAACCTCTAACCAATCTTTGTATAAATTTTCCTGAGCAGCAACTTCTTCAATCTCAGACATTGGCACATACTGTTCACCGGAAATGTCTGGGAACTTTGCAATTTCCTTTTCAAAGAAATCGATTTTATTTAACAGCTCTTGGCGTTTAAGTTTTCCTGATTGCACATCAGAGATTGTTAATCCTTCAATCAAAGCGGATAAATCAACGTCATCCGGACGCTGAACAGGACTCTGGCAGTGATCAGTATATTCTTTAAGCAAAGACGCTGCTTTGTCTTCCAGGCGTTGTCTTTTTAAACGAACATCTTTAACTTCATGAGCACCAATACTTAGCAAACCATCTACATTCAATAATTCAAACGGTGCCGGTTTGGAATTATCCAGTGCCAGGTGTTGGCGTTGATTGCTTTGTTGAACGGCAATGATTGCATTGAATTTATCAATGTTCTTACGTTCAGTCTGGATAATTTCCTCAAATAAAGGATTATATTCAACCTCAAGTTCAGCCGGTGGTTCTACTCGACGTGAAGCGAAACTTGCTTCTACCTTTTTCAAAGCAGACAAATTATTTTTTCGATCAATCAGAACCTGTTCAACTGCCGTCAAACCAACCACGTTGTCGATAGTGCGTTTACGTTCTGCAGGTTTCATCTGTGACAGATATTGGATTGAATCCTGGGAGCTGTAATTGGAAACCATAAATACGTTGCGGTTGTACCCAAGCAATTTACGAATCTCTGCATCGACTGGCTTTACACCAGATGCGATTAAATATGAATCGCAATCTTCTCCTGTGCCAGAGAAAAGTACAGCTTTTTTAGGTGTTCTACGAATCAGATAAACCTGTCCTTTAACCTTAAATACTAGCTCGGAGTGTAAATTTGTCGGGTACATAGACACAGGCAAACGCAGTGCCACAGATCCGTGAAGGGCAAAGTCAATCGCTTCAAATATAAGGCTTTTACCCGCTTCGTTTTCACCACGGATAACGTTAAGACCTTCTTTAAATTTGAAGGTCTTATTGTGATGTTTTACCCAGTTCAGCATGGTTAATTCTAAGATCATGTGCGTAACCCCTTCGCAATCAAATAACCGTTACGGATGGTTTTCCAAATAAAAACACCCATGATGAAATTAATTAAGGTGAATAAATAACCTTCATAATCCCAAACGAAAAGACAAAGCAAGTCTAAAATAATCAGGATTAAAATCATAAAAATACAACCCACTACTTTCAAAAGTGGGTCTATAACATCGGCTAATTTACTACTCATTTTCAATTCCTTTCATTTCAATTTCAGCCCACAACAAAGCAGCCGGCTCTGCATCCAACCCGGTCTCTGTCACCGACTGGTTCCAGATTGTTTTCGCATCATAGGATTCAACCACAACCTCGGTCACAGCATCTTCCATAGCCAAGGTCTCAGCCTTGTTCACCTGTAGACTTAAACAGTCCAGATTTAGGGCAAGGAATTCATCCATGTCTTCTTCTTCGATGTAGACACGGACATGTTTGTGTTCTAAAGAACCTGCACCTTGTTCATCCAGAATAAGTTGAACGTCTTTGAAACCTTTAATGGTGATGTAGTAATTAGAATCTGGATCTTCCGCGTGACTATATGGAAGCAGCGACCCTGTCCCGATCACGCTCATTTCACCTTCCCAGAAATGGAATGGTTTATGTTCATGGCCAGTGACTACAGAAACAACATCCCTATCTTTCAGGAATTTGTAAGGGATAACGTTGTCATCGTTCCCATAAGAAATACGGTCCAAATGACAGACCACCAGGTTTGGTTTAAAACCTGCTGTCTCGGCCTCAATAAAAGCCTGAGCCACGCTTTGGTGAATATTCCACCCAACAAATAAAACTTGTGAATTGTCCGGGAACGTATGCACTGCCCATTTTTTGATGAAGAAAACTTTAGGACTCCCATCGAAAAATTTAGCAAGCATATCCCAAGAGGTTGGTTCAGTTACTGATTTACTATCATCATGGTTACCTGAGATAATATAGATTGGTTCTTCAGAAGTAGCTTCGTAGAATTGAAGTAACTCAAGAGTACGCAAAACCGTCTGGTTTGAAACAACCGCTTTATCAAACAAATCACCAACTTGGCATTTGATATATCGTGATTTTTCTAAACCTTCAGGTCGGGAAGCGTTTAACAATCTTTCAAGTTCTTCAAACTGATGTTCTTCATATTCCCCACGACGGTTTAAAGCCACGTTGGTTTTAAAGACACGCCCAAGATGGGCGTCTCCAATGGTTTGAATCTGGTTCATCATTAAATGAACAATAGGGTTTCGCATTGCCATGTTTGTTATCCTTATGATCCGTATTCTGTTAAAACACCAGTGGAGACTCCTTTTTCATGTCCTTTTTCTAATCCTACACAGAACATTTTAAAAACCGCTAAAGTGGCGCAGCACATATAGTTGCCTGAAGAATCTTTTCGTTTAAAAGACATTTCTTCTTGTAATTCAAAATGATCATACATAACACGGTCTGCGATTGCTTGTTCAAATAACGTTTGTGCTTCCTCAAGAGAAATGCACGTAACTAACGGTTGATCTTTTAAGTTTCGAATCATGGTTTTACTCTCTTTAAAAATTTAGGGTGCAAAAAAGAGCAACCTATCGGTTACTCTTTCTATCTGGTTTGATTAGCTTCGTTTATTTTTTAAAACTTGTCAACATGAAATGTCGATTTATATCATAAAGTTTCTAAATAATTTTTCACTTGCTGGGTTGAATCATAGTGGCTCAGGATACGATCACAATGTTCTTTTGCCCATCGGATCCACTCCAACTGGTAGTGGCAGTCGACTGTTGCATTGTGCGCTTCATCTTCTTTGCCTTTGTCACGGATCTTTGCGTAGTCATTGAACAACCAGTACATTTCAGTATTCGCACCCAAAGGTAGTGGGTATTTATACAAGGCATAGAACACATGCTCAAACATGCTCATTACATAAGTTTTCATATCCATCACTTCACGGTAGTGGAAAGGACTAGGCACCTGATATTCCTGATACAAACCATCCAGGAAGGGATAGTCAAAACCTACCGGCTTTGCCCAGAACTGTGTCTTGACCTGGCCCTTTGACTTGACCCCATTTACTTGATTCAAACACCATTGGTAGGTTTCAAGTAGTGCTTCATTCATGGGTTTAGCAGCATTCACACCTTGAAGAATATAATTCAAAACATCACGACGTTCAGGTTTTTCCCACCACTCTACCGTAGACGGATTTGGTTTACGCCCTTTTCTGATCTGTTCATTCAACGGAAGAAAAATCTCAAACTCGTCCTTTGCCTCAAAAGTTTTTGGGTCAAAAGAAACCAGTGCGAGTTGCAGCACTGGTGTTGTATTTGGGGTAGTTCCTAATGTTTCACAGTCAAACATAATGGGAACGTATTGTGTATCAAGGCTGCGAATAGTAGTCATAAAGCTCTCCGGTGGTCCATGGGTATTTCTTAATAGTTTCAACGCTGATTGATTTTTTACCTGCTTGGAGTGCTTCTAAAATCTCAAACGATGGAACCAAATATAAATTTTCTTTGTCTTTTAAAAATTGAAAGACAATAAAATAAGGGAGCTTTAAGTTATATGCTCGTTGCATACCTTGAAGCTGCCCTTTCTGGAAAGTTGACTTTATATTAAAACTGGTCTTGGTGGCAAGTGTTTCTTTTGATTCAATATAAAAAGTATTAGGTAAAAACTTTTCCAAAGCAACATCACGGCCCAGGCTAACAATATGGTCGCAGGGTCTGGTGTCTTCATAATTACCAGTGTCGTATTTGTCCGGAAGTCGTTGAATATCGACGCTAAGTTTGTAAGCTTTACGAAGCATACGAACCACTTGGTTTTCTGTAGATTTTCCTGAAGGGCGAAGCATTGCCATGTAATCCTCTTACTCAATACAGTCTGTGTTTTTCTGCACGTTTACGTTTTTCATAATCGTCCCGACAATCTATGTCACAGAACAATTGAGTGTCCTTGTCCAGTACCTCGTCACAATTGTAACATTCGCCGGTAGGTTGTAATCGTGCATTCATTTTTTTCACGTTGCTCATTGCTTGCTGAAAATGCAATTCAATTGTTTGCTGTTCCAGTTCGTCTTCTTTCTCTGACATTTTACTTCTCTGCAGTTATAAAAAGCCCACGCATGGACACGTGGGAAAGTTTGATTATGCCATGTTTTTGATAAAAGAAAAACCTGTCTATATAGACAGGCTGATCCTTACATGGCAATGTTTGGTTAAGTTATCAAGTATTTCCTTTGTTGTCAAACTAAGCTGCTTTTCTTTCAGTCAAATAGTTCAAAATAAGATCCCTTTCCTCACTACTCGCTCGTTCTTCCCAACGTTCTTTAGGAATACACGGAACACCTTTCTGAATCTCATGCAATTCAATTTGTCCATAAGGAGCCTGAACAGGGTCGAATGGTTGGAAGGTGTAACCGACGGCTACTGAACTATCGATTTTCACGTTCGGGAACAGGTCACTGTCCTGAATCATTTCGTTATACAGGAAATCACAAAATGCTGCAACTTCTTGTTTTTTAACGGAAAATAATAATTCATCATGAATAAGGAGCATGAAACGTGCACTAAACCCTTGTTCCTGAGCATTATTCACAGTACGGATAATGGTTCGTTTCGCCAAAGCAGCACACATCCCTTGGATTGAGAAGTTCACAGCCTGGTTCAAAGAACGACGATGAATACGACGCATTGCTTCACGTGCAAAGCTCATGATTGCGTCTGACTCATAAGACATAAATACCTCTGTCATCAAATCCGACCATTCCTGGGTTGCTTCAAAACGTACCCGAGTGTGATGGTCACCAAGCTTGATAAACCCACGGTTTTTGACCTGTTCCTGGACACCTAAACGCCAGGATTCCGCAACTGGGAATTCACTTGTGTAGCCTTTTACAGCTTCTGCAGTACGGTCCATATTCCAGCCCATTTCGTCAGCGATTGTACCTAACCAACCAGAATACCAATAACCGAAGTTTGCCACTTTACCCAGCACAGTACGGTAGAATTTTTTATCTGGCAATTCAGAAAATTCTTCAACGGACATACCCAAGATACCGGCAGCTGCCTTACTATGTAAATCTTTATGCGGTCGTTGCGAATAGGCTGCCAACATTGCCGGATCCTGGCTGTTTGCTGCCACACCTACCAATTCAATAGCAGACCAATCGGCTGAAACAATAACACTATCCTCGTCATCCGCCAGGAAGAAGCCACGGACGAAGACCGAATCACCACGCTTGGCCAACTGTTGTCCGTTTGGTGACGAACAACTGGTTCGACGTGTCGCCAGCATGGACGTCATTTGTGGGTGCATCAACCCTGTTTCTGGATCTACCAAACATAGGTATGGCGTGATATACAGCTTGAACGCTTGTTCTGCAGAAGCAATTTTCGCGTAAGCTTCCAATAACGGATGCCCTTCCTCAAACTCTGCCAACATCGCTGCCCGGGCATCTTTATCCGACTGGATCTTGCCACCGGTTGCTTTGCAAGGTAAATCAAAAATCACAAACATTACATAGCGCATGGCCATGTAGTGGTTAATTGATAACTGAGCACTTGGTTTAGCGTTCATACCTAGACGGTCTTCAATCCATGCGTTGCTTGGGGCACACTTCACCTGTGTAGCGATTGAATAGCTATCCAGATTATCTGGTGATTCAATCCACTGCTTAAATAGACGATAGTATTTTTCATGAGAAGCTGGTTTATACCATTTCTCGTACTTTAATAACTTTTCGTGCATTGGAGGCATTTCATCTGGGAAATGTTCCCGGACTGCTTTTTTAAGATCCAGCAAGGATTCCGTAAAGGACTCACGCATCGTATCACGACGCATTAAAATTTCCTTTCGGTTGACTCGCATACCGCCAATGGTGGTTTCAGCAAAGATCCGGGTGATTGGATTCTCTGTTGATAAATAGGTGCCAATCACATCTGGATTTACTTGCTGTAAGTATTGGTAGACACGGAAGAATAAACGATAGGCCCAAATAGCATCGTCGGCACCATATTCCAGCACTTGTGCAGCTGTTAATGCTTCCATGTCACATTCATCACCAAGCGTGTCTTTAAACTCAGCCATTTGGTAACCGAACCAGGATTTGACTGCTTTCTTTAAACCATAACCGTATGAAATATCTTTCACGATCCCTTCATAGGAATGTGTCGCTTTCCCAGACTTTGCACAGAACTTGCCTAAGACTTCTTCCTGTTTAAAGGTGAGTTTACCTTGCTCATAATTTGAAAACTCACGTTCAATTTCCGGAATCAGTGGTTTAATTCCGCGAAGGACCGCAGCCTGTAAATTATTCTTGTGATATTCATCTGGATTATACGCAGTCACACATAGCTGCATAGAACACAAAGTATTCGGCAACACCTGATCGTAACTACCACGATGCACACAATATTCATAAGGTACGTTATGAATGATCAACGTATCGTTATGTCGCTTGGCTGTTTCCATCCATTTAAGCAGGTAGGAAATATCAATGGTGTTTTGTGTGTCGGCATGGCCGAAGTTAATGTAGAAAGCTTTATCAGGATGTGTTTTACCGAAGTAAAAAGATGCACCTGTAATTTTGGTGCGTTTGAAATCAAACAATAACTTTTTACCATGGGAGAAGCCTTCATCGTCCACCTTCATCAATTTCTTGATGCCTTCGTGAGCGTCTCTTTGTGAGGTCTCTATGTCGTAACCTATTAAATTGTTTGGTGTTTTTACTTGTTCCATGAAAAAAACATCCCAATCCTGTATGTTATTTCGGTCAACAAGTATGTTCTGCACCGGTGCGTGGTAGTCCAATTCATAACTCCTTAAGTTATTTTTGGTATAGAAAAAGGACAGTAGCAATTGCCCTGTCCGTTGTTACATCTAAGATAGTTCATTTGTCACTTGAAAGTCAACAAAAAACCCAACTGGAATTGGGTCGTTTGTCGTTTCTTTCAGTTTTCTGGAAAACTATCCAGTTTTGATTAAGCAGTGAGAATTACTTAATCACAATTAAGGTCCGTTTTGCTGTCTCCACATTAGCAAAATAAAGGATGATCCAGTCCCGGACGATTAATTAAACCTAACATATTTTACTTTTAAAGTTAAACAACACACCATCGAAGAAGCTTAACTGGTCTTACCTGACTCTATGCGATGACCCATGTTTTTCTCGCGCTTTTTGGATCTAAGGAGAAGCGAGAAGTAAGACCTTTTAGATATGAATGGCTAACATCCTGAGAGTAATCTACTATTATTCTTTAAGTTTATCAATCTCTTTGTTCATACTTTCACGGATTTCATCCAGGTATTTTTGGTGTTCTTCAAAATCAAAACCCACACCTTCCAAATGCTGCCAAACATTTTCAGCGTGAGTTTTGTAGTGTTGGGCTTTTTCTAAACCTTCCGATGGTACTTTACCCATCATGGCCAACATAAAAATATCGCTTGCAAACAGGCTTTCTTCTAACACATCAACTGAAGACATATTTATCTGTCCGTCCAGGATCACTTCCATGCTTTCTATTTTGGCTTGATTGTTTGGTAGCAAACCCATTGTTGCAGTAAACATAGTCAGAACCGGTTGGGTTCCTTGCTGTTTGAAAAGCATATTGGTTTGCAGAATATTCATTGCACGTTCTGCAGCTGACATAAGCGGTGCTAGTGTTTTAGCCATTGGTAGGTTCCTTGTGTTATGAAAAACCCCAGACAGTGTCCGGGGTTGGGTTTATTTTCGTGGAATAAACTGGTGCTCAAAGTAGGACTCAAACCTACGACCTGATGCTTACAAGGCAACTGCTCTATCAACTGAGCTATTCGAGCTAAAATGGCTGCCTCAACACGGTTCGAACGTGTGACCAACGGATTAACAGTCCGGTGCTCTACCAACTGAGCTATGAAGCAATAAACTTTGATTTACTTAAAGGTACGTTCTCCGATTGGTTGACTAGACCAGTCTAGGTTTTCGCAACAGTGATAATTAGTCACCCTTACTTTGGGTACAAACCTTTGAAAATGCCCTCATTCAGTAGTGCTTACTTCCTAGCTTCATTGGGAGATTAATCCCTCCACTATTACCTACACACCTTCTGGTTCGTCGAGAACGCACCTTTAAGTAAATTGGACATAGAATGTGATTAAGATTCCTTCTGGATCCACTACAGTATCCAAAGCCTTGTCCAAGGCTAGTCAGCGGAAGTTAATGTAGTTGCTTACATTACCTGGGTCTGTGTCCGTGACAGTGATTAAGTCACCAGCTACCTTTTAACGTCAATTAGGCTACCGACAGGATTTCATTTTAGGCTACTTTACTGCTTTATTAGTACAGTATTCAGCTCCTAAAACTACTCAGCCTTTTTAAGAAGAACTTAATCTTCTTAGTCCAACAAGGATTGACTTAGTCTGACGTAAGATTGAAACCTTGCTGGCTAAGAAAATCAAAACACCAACCTTGCGGTTAGTGCTTCGTTCTCTATGTGGTTGACTATACAGATGTTCATGTGATCTCGTCAACATCATTTTTCTGGTCTTTTTTACGCTTATGTTTGTCTATAAGACGAATACCTATGTAAAACAAAGCCTTAACTATATCTACAGCAAGTTCTCGTTTGTTCATTTTTTATCCTTCCTATTTTTCTGTAACAATCAACGACCTTTAAAGTAGCGTACTGCTGCAGCCAATTTACCATGATAGTCGTTTTTAGCGTAGAGTTTACCATTGTACATCTGGGCAAAAGGACGACAAGCATCTGGTTTTTCAGATAAAGCCAGGAATTTAGACTGCCCTCGGTTCATTTCAATAAATGATACTAATAAATCATACTGGGCTTTTTCCGTGTGCGTACATGCGTAAAGCATTTCCCATGGGGTTTTGTATCCCATCTGAATATAATATTCACCCATTACCTGGAAGGCACCCATAGACACGGCCATAAAAGCAGCACGTGGGTCATACTGACAAGCATGGATTAATTTATCGTAACTGTCATTGACGCCATTATTATCTGCGTCTGTTGTGTAATTTCCCCATGATGGGTAATTAAAGAAAGTAGACTTCGGTGCTGACACGTCATCATTATGTGCCCAGAACTTGTGGCGTTCATACAGGATTTTAGGCATACCATCATTGAACCAGCCTGAGCCATTGGCCTCTACCTTGGCCACGGCCTTGATCCGGACAGTGTCTGTGTCACCTAAACGACGTGCTAGTTGGAATTTTTCTGATTCAGAAATGGCTGGAGCTTTCTTATTTCGGAAGCAAGCTAAGATCGCGTCTTTCGAACCGCGGCCGATGATTCCATCAATGGCTCCAAAATAGAATCCTTTATCCTTCAGGAATTGTTGAAATTCCTTGCGCGTTTTTACAGACATAAAATAACCCTCAGAATACTGAGGGTTATTCTACATCATTTGAAGTATCACTTGAACTTAATGCCTATTTTTTATCTGTTGGCACTTTTTAAGATAGGGAAAATAATCTTTGTACATCCAGAATAAAGCCCCGATCACAATAAGCAAAGCTGGAATATGAATTTGACGCATACCCAGCCCAGAAGCAATTAAGAACAAAATAAGGTACTTCTGGCTTGTAATAAAAACAAAGATGTTTCTTCCCCGATTAAAGAAATATAGTCCTGTTAAGCTAAACAAAGCCAGAAGTGCCCAGACGATTGTAAAATAAGTAACTGGCATGATTAGTCACCACTTTTTGGTATATTCATAGCTTTAGTGTACTCTTTGAACTTTGCTCGTAAGTTGAGAATTGTTACAGGTAGTACAATAGATGCTACGGTAATCCAGATGGGGTTAAGGAGTGTTAGGCTTTTATCTTTGTAAAGACAGTAAACAAAAGCTAAAACTCCACCTAATAACGCAGTTACGAACTTCACACTGGAAGGTAGATCTTTCTCACTATTTTCCGCCGGTAATTTCATCCCTAACCATGAGGAAACTAATAACACGAACAAGCAAAGACCGAATGTGAATTCATTTTTATAGAAAAGTACAAATTCAGTAGATGCTGTGCTTTGTGCAAAAGCTGGATGACTTAACAACGCTAAAATAGCAAGAAATCCTGTTAAAAAATAACCGAATTTAAAACGCCACATGCGTTTTTCCTCTATAGTGGTTCTCCGCGATATTACCATTTTTTGGTATATCAGCGTTAAAAAACCCACCTCTAGGGTGGGTTTTTAATCAGATTTTTGTTACATCTGGGTTTCTTTCTTAATACCAATCTTAGTATTTCGGTTGGTATGCAGGGCGACCACAGTAAGCGTCAGCTGATGAAATTTGTGGTTGAACTGTGAAACCTGTCAAGTATGGACCTGAGCTTGTTCCCATAGGGACCCCAGAATGGATTGGTGTATATTGCTCAGTCATTTCTGTACTTGGTTTAATCTCTTGATGTAGAGCGAAAGTATTCAAATCTGCGGAGAAACCGTCGATTGGGTACATACCATATTCACGTAAAGTTCTAACACCGGCTTCGCTGATTTTATTAGTTCCACCAAGTGAGAATTTAGCTGCTTGGAAGGTGTCCCATGGGTGGCAAGATAGTGTGTAGTCCGCAGGATCCCCTAAAACTGTAGATAAACGGATCGAACGAGGTGTTGTCGGGCGATATGTCTTATCCGCAAGATTACCTAACCATGTTGGTGTAATCAAATCGCCTGTTACAGCATCAATTGCAGCCCAAGTACCAATTTCAGCGTCTGTAAAAATGTCCGTATTTGCAGGGACATTAAACATATTATTGTTTACAGACACTTGTAACTCGCCAAAGCAGTTACGGATACCCGTTACACGTTGCCAAACACCACCGGTCATATCATGAATACCTGTTGGCGAACCATCGTGGGTCCATGCTGCACCGCCAGAACCTGCATAAGTTTGATCTGCGCTACCTGGCACCAATACACCTGCATGACCTGTAATGTCGCGACCACCCAGTTGGTTCCCCAAGTATTTACCTCCGTTCATACGACCATGAACTGTTGCAGCATCCCATTCCAATTGGTTTACTAAGTGGAATCCAGGACCGCAGTTTGCTGCCAAACGCATTAATTCACGTGTGGTTTGATAACCTCCTGCCAATGGGTCTGTGTATGGTTGGGATAAAAGTTCACCATCTTTGATAGAGCCGTGATATGTACCAATTAAAATGCTATCAAATTCAGATTCCCAACCTTTTCGGAACGCTCGGTGTGTGCCTGATAAACCTACGTCTGCACCGTATGCTGACATATCAAATCTAGGAATAACCGTCATGAACGATGGTTGCCCTTTGGCTGTGTAAACTACGGTTTGTTTACCACCGCTTGCTGCTTCCACAGAAAGACGAAGTTTGTCACGAATTAAAATATCTACCATGAGATTTATCCTGAAAAGTTAAATTTGTTGTCTAGGAAGACAATACGTTGTTTCACCCACTCCATAACATCTGGAAAACTGGTATAAGCAAGTGAGGGTAAAGGCCATTTTTGGTATTCCAATTCTAACAATTGGGATGGGTACATATCCATTAATACTTTCATATTTTTATAAATATGATCTACAGTAAATAAACCATTTCTACGCAACTCTGCATATCTAGCTTCAATATCTGAACGATAAGCCACATAAACCTTAGCCCAGAAATCATTTCCTTGGAAGGTGTCAAAATTGGGTGGAAAACGTCCTGTTGTCCCATCAAAGTCTAAACCATAGGTCATGTCCAAATCATAAGGCATGATAAACCATTTGGTTCCGTCCCATGTGATGAATTGCAAGTTTTTAAATACAAAATCAGCCCCTGCTAAAAAGTCAGCGAAGCAGTAATAATCTACTACGTTGTTTTTATCTAGGTATGTATTTTTCTGAGCAGTAAAATCAGCTTGTGGTAAATTAGCAAAAGTCAACCAACGCTGTTTGTTTGCTTCTGCACCTGCACCCCAAGTTGATGGTGCTTTAACATCAATAGCTTCTGGTGATAATGTTGATAATGAAGTAATACCGCCAATGTCGAAGTGAATTTGATTTTGGTTATTTTTGGCAATGTTATAGTTGCCACGTTTTTTACCAATGCCGATACAACCTACACCATAGAAGCTACCATTGATGTAGACCACTGTTGGATATTGAATTGGATGACCTGTTGCACCAGTTTCCATAGCTGCAGCACCAGTTTTACCTACATAGGTGTGGTCAATATCACGCTTTGGATAACCTTTACGAGTATCCATTACTTGTGCCCAAAGATTATAATTTGACATCATTCGTACTTGAATGTGATCAATCCAATTGGCTTTGAATACCCAAGTGCTGTGACCCATTACTCGACCAATTTTTAGTGATGCTTCCGTTTGGAACTCAGGGTCTGTGAATAGATCAAAGGACCAGTTTTTCTTTGGGAAACCTGCAGAAGAAGAACCTTGCACACCAAACTCGGTGAATGCGGAAAACTTAACACCATCTACAGTAATAGCAAATTTACCATTGATTGTTCCTTGATCCTTACTTACTGGTAAGGTCATTTCCGTTTCTATGTCAATGATGGTGATGCTTTGTGGTGCTTGTAATTCAAATAAGTTTTTACCTAAATTACGTGCTTCGGAACCACCTGTTCCTCCTGAACCTCCTGAGCTTGTACGGATACCTATGATTGCTTCTGTCACAACATGGCTCAACATAGTAAGTGCAGTTTCAAACTTAATATTATTTAAACGAGTATCCGCTTCTAATTGAGTTAAGATTTGCTGTGTAAACAAGATCGACGAAGTAAATTGCTCCCCTTGTTTAGTGATTTTATTATCGAGATCAGCTAAAGCTGAAATCACAATATGTTGAAACAACAAGTCTTGAACTTGATCTTCTAAAACATTGTCTCCAATATCTGAAACTGTTTGCACCAGTTTGTTATAACTTACGACTAAGCCTGAGATATAGTTTTCATGTTTATCAAGGAGTTTTCGCAGGGAATCAACATGTTCTTGTAACGCTACAAGCGCATCATTATCTACATCTTCACTGATTAGATGTTCATTGAAAGTTTGAACAAATATATGAAAGCTAAGAACCAGTGAGGCTAGGGAATTACGTGTGATCATTATTTGCTTATCAACGTATGCTTTAGTCAGGGTGAGCGAATCATACTGAGACTTGGTCAAGGTCGTTGATTCTGCTGTTGCTTTATACCATAGTCCTCCGTTAGCATCCTCACCAACCTGGACAGGCTGATTAACCTCTAGGTTTGCAATATCCGCATTAGCTTCTGCCAGTGTTGGGTAGAACTTTGAAGCTTGTGTACTAAGCTGAGATAGAGCAGTGACAACATAATCCATTAGTGCTGAATCTTGTGAATCCACATAGGTATTATCAGCTTTATTTCTAGTCAATAACAATTCAGCTTCTATAGCTCTTTTTTCTTCATTATTCAATCTTTGAATAATTTCTTCAATTTCTTCTTCTCGTCCTTCAGCTGCTAATTCTCTAAGCATCCCCACAGTTATTGCTTCATTTCCAGCATAATTTGATGGAAAGTTACCAGCTACGAGTTTGATTTGATCAAAAGCATCCGGGTCTGCAGGTAAATTACTTGGGGTTGTGAGGTCTTTTACAGACCGGGCATGTATATTGGTTAATTCGGACATAAAAATACCTCCAGTGTTGGAGGTATTCTATCAGATAAAGATTATTTTTTTCGATCAACTTTTACAGATTCTTTTTTATCGTCCATGCTCGTATCCAAACCGACGACTACACCTGTGTCTGTTGCTACAACCCCAGCTAATGGTGCTGCAGAAACATCAGTTTTAGCTTCAGAAGATTTATCGCCTGTTAAGTAATCTTTTACAAAGGCAACAGCTATTTTTGGATCTTCAGCCACGTTGAAAAGAACTACCTTCCCTGTTTGATTGGTCCAGCATTTGGATTTTGGTTCATAATTAAGCTTGGTTGGAATTGTATATTTATTATTCTTTCCAAACTTAAGCATTTCTTCCTGAATACGTTCACCTTCACCATTAGCTGCTTGGATAGCGACGTTGCCGTTGATTTTCAATTGTGATTTGTCTTCACTGTTGCGAGTTACTGTAGTCATATTAAAAGTCCATTGTCATGGCTGGTACATTGGGTTGGACCAGTTGTTGTTTGGGATAGAAGCGAGTGTGTTTAATTAACTCAGCATCTGGTATCTCCATGTAGTTTACCACACGCCAGTACATTTTTAATGTTTCCCAATGTTCGCTAATTTTTTCACACAATTTAATAAAATACTTTTCATCTAATGGAAAAGCATTATTTGGAATGAATTTTGGAAAATCATTCTGCAACTGATAATGGATCATTTTTCTTTGCTGTTCAGATAAACGTTCCCAGGCTTTTTCACCAAAACCGCTGAGTCCTTTTAAATTATCCGAACTATCACCCACCATTGTTTTGAAAAGATTTAATTCATCACAGTTGTTGACGTTCTTCGGCATAACTGCTTGTGGTTGAATCACGTTTGGCAAATGTGAAAGGTTAAGAATATCGACGTCATTTGATGAAATCGTAATGTGGTTCCGGCCATCAGCCAAAGCCATGGCTAGTTTGCGGATAATGTCATCGGCTTCTGTGTATGGCCGTTCACAGATAAAGATACCGCCCTGGTTGGGTAGATCAATCTTTTTGAAATCGTTGAGCATGTCATATTTTGTGGTGTCTAAACGATTCTTGGCCCGGGCAGCTGTGTTTTTATATTCAGGGTAAAGCTCCCGTCGGGGTTTTCTGGAGTCATAGCCGTCGAATACCCAGTAGACCTGATCAAAGCCCCAGTTAAGTTGAATACATCGATTAACTAAATCCTGGTAACTTGTGGCCTTTGCATATTTTAAGAAGAACTGATTGTTCCCATCGATAAGATGGATTTTTTGTGATGCCATGTTTAGTGTCTCAATGATGAAGTTACTTTGTTTCTTTCCGCAGCCTTTAACTTTTCACGTAAGAATGTGTTTTCAAGTTGCGTGTTTTCAAGTCTAATCTTCATGTGAGATATAATCATAAGGCAGATTAGAAAAATAAAACCAATAACACCTACGGCTATTTGTATTTCTTGATATGTGCAGGTAAACATAAATTTTCCTATTGTTGAATCCAAAAAGGTCTATCCCCTAACTTAAACCATGAGGACCACGTGGGTCCTTGTCTAACTCTTTCAAAAATACCTTGGTTTGTTTGAATACGAGTTTTGGTTTCTGTGTTAATTAAATAAGAATAAAGTGCCAGGGGTTTGTCACTTTCTTTTCTTCTTTTAAAAACACAATCAGCATGTATGGTAAGCCATTGGCCATGGTCTGATCTTTCAAAGTGTCCTTGTCTTACTGCCACATTTGTTCCGCAGAAATAGCAAATACCTGGATAGTGATTACGCATAAAACCTCCAAATAAAAATAAACCTCCGGTTAAGGAGGTTTATTTGTTTTTGCCAGATTAACCAACAACGTTCATGATCAATTTCTTGAACTCATTTCCGTCTTTGGAAATTTCTTCACCGGAAACTTCAACGATGATGGTTTCACCTCGTTTACCTTCACGGATCGCTTTATCCCAAATCGCTTTCACAGTTTTTGCAGCTGTGTAAGGAGTTGTGTAACCAAACAGGGTGCCAGCTTCGAAAGTGACTTTCTTGTCTTTAGATACAACATCTTCCAACAATTCAAGAACAAGCTCGAAACCTACGAAAGAATATGCTTTCGGATTGAGTTGCATAATCTGTTGGCAATTTTGCTGCCATGGAAGACCATTATGGCTTGGGTTGCTACTTGAAGTTGTGAAACCGTCGTAAGACTTGGTATACACATAACCTGCAGCACCTTGATAGTTCATGCAGTGACACGGACGGAATGAACCACCGTTTTCTGCACCTTCAATCACCATTTTAAATTTAACAGGATCGAATTTACCATCGCCTAATTTTAAACCTGCATCGCCAAGCTTGATGAATTCAGTAACTGACCCTACTGAAGCTACATCGGCTGAGTCCATTGACAATGGAGCTGCTGCTACCGGTGCCGGAGCGTAGTTCACTGCTACTGCTGGAGCTGCTGCCTGAACTGGAGCTGCTTGTTGGATCGGAGTTGCTTGTTGAATAGGAGCTGCTGCTTGAGCTGCTTCTGCTTGTCCAGCAACTTGGTTTAATTGGTCTTGAAGTGGATTTACTGCTGTGTTCATATGAATCACTCACTGTTAATGTTTGTGTTACTGTTAATTTTAAGGCAAAAATTATCGGCTTACTTGGACGCCTCCACTTTTCGCTGTAAATCATTTAACGAGTTAAAATCATTCAGTTACTTGGGCGACTTCACTTTTGGGCCGATGAAAAGATATTGCCTTAACTTGAAAAATTAAGCAATACCTTTCGAGAAAAATATTGCTGATTGTTTACTTATTAAGCACTCTATAGTTGAAATATCGTCGCAGAGCATAACTTCTGATCAAGCTCCAGATGAAACACAACGCGGAAATAATCGTTGCGGCCGTCATTGGTTCAAGATCTAGCTTGATTACAGATAAAGTAATTAACCAGCTGATGATTAAACCACCTATGGTGTTGGCAGCGGTTTCAAGCATTGATTCAGTTTTGGATTGCATCTTAACCTACCTTTAAATAATCCATACTCAAACCACCTAAAGCATCATCGTGATTTGTAGTTGCTTTAGGGAAATAAATCACTGGGTTGTCCGGGTTGGCTTTGTTACTGCTTTTAGAGTTGTGATGGACTGCCCACATCACATATTGATCAGCGGTTTCTTCATACTCCAAAACAACAATACGAAGTGGTTCTTTACGAACACCTCGCTTTGCCCTGGCCACGGCTTGTAAAAATTCATCGTCACCATAGTTTAAACTGTGGAAAATTACAGTATTGACATGCCCCCAGTTAAAACCGATTCCGGCTGTTGCTGCAGAACACACCACAATATCTAAATTACCTCTTTGGAACTCCAGGTCGATGTTATTACGACGATTTTGTGGAACACCACCATGAATAACACCTACCTTATATTTCTTGGATGCCAGGTACTCTGCAATTTTTTCTATTTCTGCCGTGAATGTGCCGAAGATAATGAGTGGTTCACCTTCTTCTGCGTACTCCAGGATTCGGTCAAGCTTTGGTGTAACTCCATCAAAGATATTGGCTTTCTCGAACTTGATCGGATTTCCTTTAAGATCCCAGTCAATTGGTAAATTGATTGCGTGAGGATGTGCAAGCATTTGTCTAATTCGGAGGCTGTTTGTACCTCCTGTTTTTGCTTCCAGGACAATCTCTTTAATTTCCGCAATCCCTTCCTGTTCAAATTGGTTGTAGATTTTGGCAACTTTTTCCTCCATTGGTAAAGCATCCCGGATGATAAACTCCGGAACATCACCATACATATCTTTGGTGGTCCAACAGATAGAATAATTTTCCAGAAATGTTTTCAGAATGTGATGGTTTTTCCACTCCATGACCGATCCGTATTCATCAAGATCAGCATGGGTTCGCATAAAGAAATCTATTGTTCCGTAGTAGCTTTTCTGGATCATGTGAGCATAAATATAAGCCCCCTGCAATTTCCCACGTGGGGTTGGGGTTGCAGTCATGAAATTAACACGGTTCCAGTCTGGGGTATTAAAGACGAATGCTTGGGTACGTTTACTATTGAACCCACGGTAATATAGATGGGGTTCATCACAAATCACTTGAACAATATCTGTAAACTTGGAACGCATGTCTCCAATATACTTAGCATAAGCCTCTGCAGTCATTAACCACACAAGCGTGTTTTCATCCAAAGATATTTTGGTACGTTGATTATGAGTGCCTTTCACAATCTTGACCTGATCCGGTTTTAGATCAGGGTTCCAGTCCAGTAGTTCTCTTTGATTTTTGTTAAGCAAAGAACTCGGTTGAATCCAAATGATTCGACATGAGAGCTGCCCTTTGGTTACGTTGAACGCTGAAAAACGATTAGCTCTGATCCACGAAGTTAAGGAGGTCGAAGTCAACGTCCCACTCAGCTGTAGCTTCTGTTCTAGCGTCTCCGGTGTCATTCTCAATAAGAATCCGGTCAGAGCACAATGCGGTGCTGTTTTCCCCGTCCCGGCCTGGGATCTGTCCAGGAAGCGGTGGTTGATAATTAGATGTTGAAAGGTCTTGATCTGTTTCTCTCTCAACAGTAGCGGTTCTGACATTTTGACCTCCCAAATTAACTGTTTTCAATTTAAAAAACCGTTCCGTGAACTCAGCATTGTTCAGGGTTCGGATAAGCTCAAAAATGCTGGCCGTTGTAGGTACGTCATACCCAGCATAGACTTGAGCCAGTTGGTTTTTGTTCCGAATGTTTAAGGAGCTGCAAATAATTTCCAGCTCTTTTTCACGTTCAGGACTTGCAAACAAGTGATTTTCTAACAACTGGCCAAATTCTAAAGCGAAGATTGTGTCCAGGTTTTTCATCATTTATGGATTACCTTTGCAAGTTGATTGGAAATTGATCGTAGTACCTTCATAACCCAGATCAGGATTTTTTCAATGAAGGATAGAATAAATAAGAGAATTAAAATTGGAGCTGAGATCACTAAAGCATATAAGGCCCACCAGAGGTGGTTTCTCTTTTTAGGATCAGCCATGTGGGTTTTAATATCCAGAACAGATGGAAGAATAAACCAAATAATTAAAATCCCCAGATAAGTAAGCAGGGTTTGGTTTATTGTTATTTCAAAAGTCATATCACTATTTCCTTAATTTCACCGGTGGCTATTTTACGGATTGTTTCACGAGAAAGGTGAATAATAACACCTAAGTGAGTATCACGAATACACATTCGTTCCGCTTCCAGATAATCCGTGGAGGCATAAGCGATAGGCATTGATAAAGGATCCACAACGATGAATAAATCACCGTCGTGGGCCTCGACCATATCCATGCTTAAACCTATGTGTTTGTTTGGGTCAAACATGGTTGGTCCTTATTTGAAATAATGTTTTTTCGATCCTGGTTCCATCACGTACAGCCCAGGTACTTTGTCCATTAAGGCTTTCACAACTGGTGCTGTTGTATCTGCTTTGGCATACATTAGAGGATCATAACCTTCTTTACTCAAAGCCTTAAATACTTTCAAGTTATCAATCACTTTCGTTTGAGTATTTGAAACTTTTAACGTGTAAGTTAGCCCATAACTTCCTTCAGGTAGTTTCAACGCTTTGATTTCATCTTCAACACGTTCAATGGTTTTGATGATTGGCTTGAACTTGTCCAGGAGTTTTCCACGTAGTTCTAAAAGTTCGGTCACATACTGTTCCCGAGTTTTTTGATCTAAGCCTTCTTTTTTCAACAGCCACACAAGTTCGCTTACTTTGTCTTGAACTTCTTCAATTGACGATATTTTCATGATTTATTTCTCCGAATTAGATTACGCTGAACAGCACATTAACGTCTGAACGTACAAGACGAGCTAGATCATTAAGTGCTTCATAAGTTTGAACAGTTTTTTTGTTTGCAGTTTGTCGGATAGCATCTTCCAACATGTGTCGAACATCTACATAGAAACCCAGTGGGCCAAATCCGTTGACGTTGTCTTCAACCATTGGTTTTCCATCTATAATTTCAAGTTTCTTGTGATCAGTGCATTCAAACAGCTTTACTACTTTTCCATTCTCCCACCAGACATAAAGACTATGTGTGAGCTGGTATCTGTTACGATCCTGATTACCTTTGTAAATCTTACTGTGGATATTTTTGACGATGTTGTTTAAGTTCTGGTATGAATAATCAGCTAGGGCATTTCCCAATTTTGTTTCTCCTATAAAAGAACCTCAGTGGTTAGACTGAGGTTCTTGGTTTAAATTACGCTGGGTTTAGCGTTTTTCAAAAGTACCGATTAAGGTGTCTTCAATTTTATCACTTACTAAGGTTTGGAAATTTTCCGCTGCTTTCAAGTAGTGGTTGAGTAAACCTAATGGACGTAATGAATACAACGCTTTTTGGCCACCGTTGTCTTTACTTTGGAAGCGAACATCGACAGCGAAGGTTACTTCCTGTTCTGCCAGGTTTAAATAGATCGGTGTTTTGAAGCCAAAGCTGTCAGCCAGGTTTTTATCTGCAGACTCAATAGCGATCTTTTCAAAATCAGATCCTGTGTACTGAAGACCAGTGGTGTTCAATTCAGAAGTTGATTGTTTATCAATCTTGGCGTTACGAATCGCTTTTACAGCATTAGCCAGTTTGATTTGCTCACCTTCTTTCATGCCCCAGATACTTTCGGTGCCTAAGAATGCTTCCAGTGTTTCAGCAAAGTCAGTGGCTTCTTGAGGACGACGAGTATCTTCCAAAAACTTCACAAACAAAGGATCTTTGACCAACACCAAAATAGCTTTATCATCACAGAAACCTGGCAGTGCTGTTTCACCAAAGTTAAGCACTGTTTCAGCAAACAGACGTGTTTCTGGATTTTCAGCATTAATGAACGTGCGGTTGTTCTGAGCACTGGTCTCGTTGGAACGATCATTTACGTATGCAAAATAAGATTCTGGATTGTTCGTGGTAAACGTACCCGAGAAGCGACGATCTACATCGGTGTTAAACTTTTGAAGATCTACAAGACGGAAATCTTGATGAACAATCATTGAGTTGCTTGGAACTTCAACATTGTCGTTGTAATCCTTAGCGAATGAATAATCTACTGGTTGCTTTTCCATGTTTTGTTCCTAAATATAGGTTAATTTAAAAGTAAGGGGATTAAAACGTGATTCTTACGAACCACGCATATTGATTCCAGCCGGCATACCGCTTGCCATACTGTCGTTATTAAATTCTTCTTTACGTTTTGGCGGTGTGTCCACCAAGCCCTTTTGTGGGTCCAGGAAGAAGACACTTTCACGTGTTTCGTTCTCAGTCTTGTCACCACGTTTGGTTGGGATTTTGTATGATACTTTAGCATCTACTTTGACACCGACGTCTGAATCTTCTGACATTTTGGTCAGTTTAAGTTCCAGTTTTACGTCTGCAGTCTTTTTCCCATCCAGCACAAGTACCGCAACTGCAGCATCTGAAAGGACTTTTGAGATAATTTGTTCAGTAACACCAGCACCTAAAGAGCCGATAAATTCTTTTACATCTGTTGGTTTAGACATTTCTGTCTCCTTTTGCCATGGTTGAATCAAAAATATACCCAGTTTCGTAACTGGGTGAGAATTAAGACTAAATGTTTTTCAATTAGCCGTCAAGATTAAAATCTGGGTTGAACTGCAATTACTTCAAAAGCTCCCATTTTCTCGTGAACTGGATCGACTTCCAAACCGAGTAAGCCATGGGTGACTTTACCGTCGTTGATAAAGTGCACATCCAGTGTCACGTTATTTTTCCCAGCCTCGGCAGGGTCAATATCTATTTCAATACTGTCCCATTCGATTAAGGCGATTCCATGTTTACGAATACGATCCAGGGCATGGCCTATGATCCGTTTCGTTAAAGCAAGGTGGCCAAATGGTTTTGCTGTCATCGTTTTTGTGTTTGGGTTTTTGATGTAATACTCAACCTTATGTGGGTTGAGTACACTCACTTTGCGTTCTTTCACTGCTTTAGGGTTCTTTGCCATTAATTTTCAGATTCCTGTTGTTTAGCCTTAGCCATAAGTTTTACCAGTAAACCTTCCGGGATCAGGTCAACTTTATAACCAAGGAATTTATCAGTACCTTTGCGTGTAGTTGCTCGTTGGTATTGATCAGTGATTTTAACTCCCATAATTTGGGCAATTCGTTTCATACAAGATTCACCACATGAGCCGTCTATGTAATACTTTCGTTCTCGAATTGCTTTGCGAACTTTGGAAGCAACGTATTTTCCATCTTTCTGCAAGGTTTCACGGTCTCGGAAACTTAAACCGTATGGGATTCCTTCACCAGCCTGGATCTCTTTATACATCCCAGTTGCCAGGGCTTCTAAAGCGTGTTCTTCGTCAATAAGAAGTTGTTTTAAGTAAAAACCTAAGTCTTCTCCTGTCATATCATAACCGCCCCCCATACATTTAAACACTTGCCCTGTTCTGGAATGTGTCAAACGAACGATTGGGTAACCTTGCGTTTCATAGCCTCGGCTTACGCCTCGGCTAAAGCTTAGGAAACAGTTAATGTCAGAGTAAGTAGCGATTTGATTTAAAGTTTGCTTGTTCATGAGAATTTTCCCTTATTTATCAATAAATTAGATTTAACTGTTGAATTAAAATCCGGACTTTAAAGTCCGAATTTATTCATTTCTT